TTACACCGCCATTTTATCGCCACTCGTCGCCAGTGGATTGAGTTTAACGGCATCCTCTAAATGGTCAGGGGCAAAGTGAGCATATCGCATCGTCATTTTTATGTCGGTATGGCCGAGTACGCGCTGCAAGACCAAAATATTACCACCATTCATCATAAAGTGGCTGGCGAAGGTGTGGCGCAAAACGTGGGTAAGCTGTCCTGCCGGTAGTTCGATGCCTGTTCTTTCCAGAGCTGACCGGAACGCGCCATAACAATCACTAAACAACCGGCCTTTTTTATTCTCAGGCAGAGACTCATAGAGTTCTTTGCTGATTGGGACGGTGCGGTTTTTTCTGCCTTTCGTGTTGGTGTACGTGATTTTGTATTTCGCGAGCTGGCTTTTTCTCAGACTCTCAGCCTCAGACCACCGTGCACCAGTGGCGAGACAGATTCTTACCACGGGTTCTAAATCAGGGTGGTCATGCCTTTTACACTCTCCGAGCAGTTGCGAAATCTGGTCGTGAGTTAGCCAGGCCATTTCCATTTCTTCTGTGCGGAATGGGCGCATATTTTTCAGCGGGTTCTCACCCTTCCATTCTCCGAGGCGATTTAGCTCATTGAATACCGCCCGGAAGTAGGCCAGCTCAAGATTAAGCGTGCGAGGCGATACCTCTTTCACCCTGTTTGAACGGGCATACTCACCTTTTAACCGTTTTTCTCGATAGCGGGAAAACATCTGCGCATCGAAATCGCGTGCGAGTGGTTCGCCCATACAATCAAAAGCATGGTGCATGGCTAACTGACGTTTCAAGCCGTCTTTCAGCGTAATGCCATGAGCGCTATACCATGAATCAACCAGTTCTTTTAACGTACGCCTGTCTTCCTGTTCTTCCTGCCACGGGTTTTGAATGGTGTACTGTTCAAATGCCAGTGCCTCACCTTTAGTGGCGAATTTCTTTCTGATACGTTTGCCTTTTGCACCGTTTGGGTAGAGCTCACAAATCCAGCCGCCAGCCGGATTTTTACGGACAGTCATCAATTAACCTCGCTGTATACACCTACTACACGGCCAATCGTTTTTATCTCATCAATCCCACATTCGAACGGTACTTTGCCGCCAGCCACATGCAACCTTTTACCGGGTAGAACCGTTAATTCACGGAGGCTGATTGCACCCTCAACATCAACAATCCAGAGTCCGTCAGCCAGAGGCGCATCTTTCTCAGCGAAGTAGCTTTTGCTTTCGCTTCTAACACTGATGGCACTTTTCAAAGGTTTTTCGAAAAGCTCAGGGTCGATATTCAAAACTCCAGTTTCAGTGAGTCTACCTTCACTTAATGTGAATGACTGGAGCTCGTAAGACGATTTTGAGTTTTCATCAGATTTTTTCGGTCCCGTTCCCGTCAGGATCCATTGGATATTGACGCCAGTCTCAAGGGCGCAGAATGCGGCGAAGTCATAGGAGACGTTACCACGCGTATAGCGGTTTTGTAGCGTGCTGGCTGCGATATTGAAATGGTTTGCGAGCTGAATTTTTTGTGTGAACCCGTAGACCTGACAAATTCTATCTAATACTTCCTCGTTTGAAATTTGGCTTTCAAAATCCATAAATGGCATTCTCATGTTGACCAATGCGAAAAATCGCATTAGGATTCGATTGTTGGTGGCAATTGGTGGCAAACATTGGCAAACGTTGGCAACCATATGGCAAATATTGGCAAAGAGGGAATGATGCAGCATGGCTTCCGAAATCGCAATCTTCAAAATCCCAGCCCCTGTGGTTTCTCTGCAGCAGTTCGCAGAGCTTGAGGGGGTTTCAGAGCGTACCGCTTACCGTTGGACAACTGGAGATAATCCATGTGTACCAATCGAACCTCGCAAAATCCGTAAAGGCTGCAAAAAGGCTGGCGGCCCTGTTCGCATTTATTACGCACGATGGAAAGAAGAGCAGTTGCGTAAGGTATTGGGCCACTCCCGATTTCAACTTGTCATAGGTGCTTAATTCACTTTATGTGAATTATAAGGATGAAACATGTTTGATTTTCAGATTTCCAAACATCCGCACTATGACGAAGCGTGCCGCGCTTTCGCGCAGCGTCATAACATGGCGAAGCTGGCCGAGCGTGCGGGTATGAACGTTCAAACGTTACGTAACAAGCTCAACCCGGAACAGCCTCACCAGTTTACGCCGCCTGAATTGTGGCTACTGACTGACCTGACCGAAGACTCAACCCTCGTTGATGGTTTTTTGGCGCAGATTCATTGCCTGCCATGCGTGCCGGTTAATGAGCTTGCTAAAGACAAATTGCAGTCTTATGTCATGCGAGCAATGCGTGAACTCGGCGAACTGGCGAGCGGTGCGGTATCTGATGAACATCTGACCTCTGCCCGTAAGCACAACATGATTGAAAGCGTTAATGCTGGCATTCGCATGTTGTCGTTGTCGGCGCTGGCGCTGCATGCGCGTCTACAGGCTAATCCAGCTATGACAAGCGTTGTCGACACCATGAGCGGCCTAGGTGCCTCATTCGGTCTGATGTGAGGTGCTTATGTTGAATACTGAACCGTCATTTGCATCCCTGCTTAAAAAGCAAAGCCCAGGCATGCACTACGGCCACGGCTGGATCGCAGGTAAAGACGGTAAGCGCTGGCACCCGAGCCGATCACAGGCTGATTTACTGGCTGACCTCTCTACACAAAAACAGGGGGAATCATGGCTATCGAAGCTGTTTCCGCGACTGTTCCGCTAAAAGCGGGTGAACGTCTGGCTGGCCTCAATCATGTGGCTCAATTGCGCGCTAGATATTGGGGCGATTGCTGGAAAGAGGTAGAACGTTTTGTCGATGATATGCGCGATAAACGTGATCCACAATTTGAAGAAAATAATCGGGCGCTGGCCGCTATTTTCTTTCTGGCAAAAATACCGGCGGCTCGTCATGAGCTCCAATTAAGTGAGCTGACTACTGACGAGAAAAAAGCGCTTATTACGGCGATGAATCATTTTCGCGCAGTGGTGAGCTTATTTCCAAAGCGGCTTACAATGCCGAATTAATACACAAATTTCATTAACTGACGTCAACCCGTCGGGCTTCCCATTGCCCGAATTCAGGAGAAAGCACAATGCAAAATATCGAACCCCGTCAATTCAAAGTCGATAAAGAGGCGCTGGCCGTATTGCTGGAAGAGGCAAAATCTGAAGAGCGCAAAGGGCGCGCACTGGCTGTATCTATCCGCCTTGAGGCACTGGCAACCCATATCGCTAACAAAGGTATGAGCGCCATAGAAGCGGCTGAACTGCTGCGCCGTGAAGCCACCCGCTACGAAAACGAATCTCAGGAGCTGCACTAATGGCCGATGCAATGGATATCGCACAACAGCGTGAACAGGCAGAACGTGAGCGCCTTATCAACAACGCGCGCAGCCGTATCGCTGCTCCTTCTCGTTTTACCTGCGAGGTATGTGACACACCAATCCCGGAAGCTCGCCGCATTGCGATTCCGGGAGTGGCCTTTTGTGTAACCTGCCAGCAAATCGCCGAGCTCAAATCCAAACATTACCGGGGGGTATAAATGGGTATTCGCATCGAAGTCGGCGACAAATGGGTTATTACCAGCGACCAATATCAATTCATCCTGAATGAAAAGAAAGTAGTTAAGTCAGGAAATAAAGCTGGTGAAGAATGGCTCGACACTATCGGCTATTATCCGAAGATTAACCAGCTTATTTCCGGCCTGATACACCATCAGATTCATGGCTCGGATATTACTGCCATTGACGCTATGGCGGAAGAAATTAAGCGGGTAGGGCAACTATGCATAGCAGCCATTCAAGGGGCTAGCGTTGATGCATAGCTCTACGGTTGCTTATGCTTATCCGTGGAATGCTCCACGGTCGGCAATAGCCAGCCCATATCTTACCTATGACCAACAGCATCGCCGCGACCGTATGTTCGCGGCTTTGCTGCATGCGCGAAAAGTGCTTTCTCTCCAGCCTGAGTGCGTGCGTTTTGACGTATATCGTACCGCTACGGTGCTGGAGCAAAATCAGGGCAGTCAACGAGCCAATGCTTTTTTAATCAGCTTCTGTAAAAAGGCATTGCCACGTCTTGAACTGGTCGCAAAAAAATACGAGAGCGCGGGTATCAACAGTAATGTCTCAACTGCCGTTTTCGGTGGTCATTTTGACACCCGACTCATGCAATATCTGGCGTCACGTATGGTTAATCTGGTCGCCAGATATAACCGCCTTCCTGATATGTCGCGAGCCGATGTTGACCTACTGGCCGGTGACATTGCTAATTTCATTCGTTCTGAGCTGGCAAATATTGATGATTCAGGTTTTGGTGAGCTCAAAACGCTATACACCTGGTACATGCACGCTGGTTTTATTTCTCTGCAATTCAATGTCACTCCTCCCCATTGGGAGCGCGTGGCAAATAAATACTTCAACAAAGATGATATCGCCCCAGCAGTAATCCGTATGTTTACTGAGTCATGGTGGCGTAATCGTCTGCGTCGTGTCGCATCGGCATGGCGCGAACATCTACAAATTGCAGTCGGCAACGTCAGCAAGAAAAAGCACGCCTACGCGAGTAAAAACTGCGTGACAGACTGGCGCGAGCAGAAGCGCCGCACGCGTGAGTTTCTCAAGGGGCTGGATCTCGAAGACGAAGACGGCAACCGCATCAGCCTGATTGAAAAATACGACGGTTCGGTCGCTAACCCTGCGATACGCCGCTGCGAACTGATGACCCGCATCCGTGGGTTTGAAAATATCTGCAATGAGCTCGGTTATGTCGGGGAGTTTTACACCCTGACTGCACCGTCTAAATATCACGCCACGACTAAAGCGGGATACCGTAACAGCAAATGGAATGGTGCCAGCCCATCGGACACTCAGAGCTATCTAACTGGCCTTTGGGCGCGCATACGAGCCAAGCTGCACCGGGAAGAAATACGCATTTTCGGCATCCGTGTTGCCGAGCCTCATCACGACGGAACGCCGCACTGGCACATGCTGATGTTCATGTTGCCGGAGGACGTCGAGCGCGTGCGCCTTATCATCCGTGATTATGCGTGGGAGGAAGACCACCACGAACTGAGAAGCGATAAAGCCAAAAAAGCGCGCTTTCATGCCGAGGCCATTGACCCGGAAAAGGGCAGCGCTACCGGCTATGTTGCTAAATACATTTCGAAAAATATCGACGGTTATGCTCTCGATGGTGAAACCGATGACGAAAGCGGTGAGCTGCTGAAAGAGACAGCGCCCGCTGTATCAGCATGGGCGGCGCGCTGGCACATCCGTCAATTCCAGTTTATCGGCGGTGCGCCGGTGACGGTCTACCGTGAATTGCGTCGTCTCGCCGATACCGAGACTGCGCTCGGTCTGAGCGTTGAATTTGCCGCCGTCCATGATGCCGCTGACGCCGGTGACTGGGCTGGTTACGTTAATGCGCAGGGTGGCCCGTTTGTCCGTCGCGATGATTTGCAGGTACGCACGCTGTATGAACCGCGCGCCGAGTTTAACCAGTATGGTGAGGAAACCGTCTGCATCCGTGGCGTGTACGATTCTGCTGTCGGTGCTGGTACCCCGATTTTAACCCGGCTAACGCAGTGGAAAATTGTGCCGAAGCGTGCCGTTGATTTGGCCGTTGACGTTAAGGGCGCGCCTGCGCCCTCTCGGAGTTCTGTCAATAACTGTACGGGGAGCGAAAGCGAACCACCGGCACTGGATTTAACAAAACCATTGAGTCGGCGTGAAAAACGAGAGCTGACCAACCGACTCAGGAAGAAAAAGCCAGCAACACGGCGAAAATTCATCCACGGAACGGATGAGCAAAACGCAGCAATAGCGAAAACCATAGACGAGATACATCTGACAACCGGCAACACAATCAGCCGGGGCGAAGCACTGCACCTGATGGCGGGTAGTAAAAGCTGTTTTGAGGGCAAATGGCTTCACGCGACAGCAAGAGGAGAAATATTTTCCGCAGCGCCCTCACATGAGGCCAAAGCCAGGAAAATCCTTAATCGTGTTGCGGCTATAGCTGAACTAGCAACGAAATGTAATCATTAATATTCATCCATATCATGTACATACAGTGTATTTCCCGTCATTTTTTTCTTCACACATTTTACCGATACGTGATACTGTATGTTTATACAGCATCACGTATCGGAGGTTATGTGGATAGAGAGTTAAACGAGCACGTTATGATTGAGCGGGTCGAAATGATTGCGCGTCTGACGGCAGAGGGTACTTGTAAGGAAAGGGACCGCGAAATCGCATTGAATTTAATTGCGGAGATAGCCAGAGGGAACTTATTGAAAAACAACTCCTTTTCGGTTGTTTTCTCCGCGACGCCCGCTAAAGAACGATTAAAAAGAGGTGGTGAAGTGAGGGTAAACATTACGTTGGATAAAGACCAAAAAATTGGCCAGCCGGTTATTGATGCTTTTCAATGCGAATTGACAAGGCGAATACAGTCTGCTTTTCCGTCAACGCGCGTTACAGTTAGAAAGGGATCCATGACAGGTGTTGAGCTGATGGGGTTCGATAAAGACTCAGACCGCGAAGCGTTGGATAGTATCCTTCAGGAAGTATGGGAAGATGAAAGCTGGCGTTAATCCCTGAAAAATGTGCAACTTTCAACCCTATGTTTGATAGCATGGGGTTGTTTTGTATGGGGTTTATATGCACAGGGATATCAACGTGTCAGGGTTACATATTCAAAGCTCGGTACTATCGGACCTGCTACATCAAAAGCTGTCATCTTTGGCGCTCAGTTCACACCTGAGCCAGCTTCCACAAAGATACTTTTGCCGCGACATGGTGACTCATTTATACTCATCCTATATTTTTCAAAGTTACAGTTTGGTTTAGATTTGATAAGGACTTTATGAAAGCGATAGATCTCTTCTGCGGCGCAGGTGGCTTGACGGTTGGTCTTAAGATGGCTGGCTTTGACGTTGTGTCGGCTGTCGAAAAGGAGCCTATTGTTTCTGAAACCTATATGCAGAATCATCCTGATGTTTCATTGCGTACTGGAGATATAAGAGAATTATCTCCGGTAAAAATCATGAGTGAACTTGGTCTCAAGCAAGGTCAGCTTGAATTGCTCGCAGGATGTCCACCATGTCAGGGTTTTTCAAGCTTAAGAACGAGAAATAAAAACTCTTCTGTCAACGATGACCGGAATGATTTGATATTTTCGTTTTTGGATTTTGTTAAATGTTTCCTTCCTAAAGTGGTGATGTTGGAAAATGTTCCAGCTTTAGCCAAAGATTACCGTATAAAAATATTTTGCGATGAACTGAAGCAATTAGGATATTTCATAGATTCTAATTCAGTTGCGATTGAAGATGCTTCTTACTTTGGTGTTCCGCAAAGAAGGCGACGTATGGTAATGTTAGCTTCAAGATTAGGGTATCTACCAAGAGCAAAAAAAAACAGTGTGAAGGTAACTGTTAAGGATGCGATTGGAGATTTGCCATTACCACAGCATAGTAATGACTTTTTACATAATATTAAAGAAAACCGAACTGAGAAAGTCATGAAAATAATAAGGCTGATACCTAAAGATGGCGGTAGTCGTGCTGACTTGCCATATGAATACTGGCTACCTTGTCATAAAAAATACCCAAACGGATTTAAGGATGTTTATGGCCGTATGAAATGGGATGCGGTATCTCCGACAATAACAAGCGGCTGCACCAATCCATCGAAAGGACGGTTCCTTCACCCTGTACAAGATAGAGCGATCACTTTGCGAGAAGCGGCTCTATTACAAACTTTTCCCAAAAACTATTACTTCCCAATCAAGTACGGCAAAGATAGAGCTGCTCTTATGATTGGCAATGCGCTACCTCCTGAGTTTATCAAGCGTCATGCAGAAGTAATAAAAAAGCACCTTAATGAATTAGGATAATAGAATGGAAAACTCTTTATTTTTAAATTTCCATGGAAGAATAATTGATCATTTGGGTATACAAATGTATCAAAGCCCGACTGCTGCTATTGCAGAAATGGTTTCTAACTCATGGGATGCTGATGCTACCGAAGTTAAAATCACGCTCCCTACACATGATGATTTCTCCATTACCATTCAAGATAATGGTATTGGAATGACTCAAGATGAATGTCAGAATAAATTCCTGACAGTCGGGTATGATAAGCGTAAAAACAATGCAAAAACTCTTTCTCGTGATTTAAAAAGGCCATTAATGGGGCGAAAGGGGATTGGGAAATTTGCAGGTTTTGGTATTGCATCTATTATAACAGTAACAACAATCAGCAAAGATACTGGTGAGAAAACATCATTCGTACTTGATATTGATAAAATTCGCGACTCTTCGAATGACGATTATATTAACACATCTAAACTTAGTATTGATGTTATAGATAGACTTGAACCTAATGACGAATTAAAGCCGAAGCATGGCACTACAATTAAATTAACAGGTTTGAAAATACAACGATTGATTTCAGCTGATTTTTTTGCAACATCGATGGCTCGCCGTTTCTCTGTTAACGCGGCGGCTGCAAACTTTTATGTAAGTGTTGATGGGAAAATAATCCCCACCGAAAACTTCCTTGTTCAATCAGAAATGTCTTTCCCTAAGGATTATAAATCAAATGAAAAACCTGAAGGGCTGACAGAAATTGATAAGGATGGATGGGGAACCGAAATGATAGGAGACCATCAAATAAAATGGAGAGTTTTCTTTTTAAAGGAAACTATAAAGGAAGAGGAGTTGCAGGGGATTTCAATATTTTCCCATGGAAAATTATCACAAAGACCTTTCATGTTTAATTTAACTGGCGGACTCCCTAGTCAAAATGGACCAGAATATATGACTGGTGCAGTATTGGCTGATTATCTTGATGAGTTTGATGAAGATGTTATTTCAACTGAGCGTCAACGGTTGAATTGGGGGCATCATCATTTAGCGACCCTTGAAGAGTGGGGGAAGGCTCGTATTCGCAATTTATTGAGAATATGGAAAGACCGAAGGGCTGAAGAAAAAACGAAGCTCATAGAAGATAAGGTTTCTGACTTTAGCTCGAGAATTGAAAGACTTGCTCCAAGCGAAAAGAAAGTTATAATGACCGCTCTCAAAAAGTTGGCAAGTATAAATCAAATTAATGCCGAGCAATTCAAGGAGTTAGGTAATTCCATTCTTACGGCGTGGGAAGGCGGTCGCTTGAAAGAACTAATCCGGCAAGTGGCTGAAGTTCCTGATATGGATAGTGAAAAGTTGCTGTCAATGCTTATTGAAGCTAACACTATTCAAGCTCTGCATACAGCAGAGTCTGTTAAAGCAAAGCTGGATACAATAATTGGCTTGGAATCACGAATCAAAAATCGTGAATTAGAAAATGCAGTGCGTGATTACATTGCAAATAATCCGTGGTTAATATCACCTAAGTGGGAAACTTTTGCTAAGGAACGAAATGTTGGCGACTTAGCCACTGAGGCAGCAAAAGATTCAGGTCTTGATAAGGATGAAGATTTTAATGGCCGTGTTGATTTAGTTCTGGCAAGTGGAGAGCATCTGCTCATCCTTGAGTTCATGCGGCCTGGGTTAACCATCGATTTAGATCATTTGGTCAGGTTTGAAACATATGTAGATACATTTCGTGGACATCTCGAAAGCTCTACGGGCTCGAGATTTAATACTGCTACTGGTTATTTAGTTGCAGATAAAATAGCCAAGAAAAATCCTGCATTTTTGAAAAAAGTTAAAAAACTTAAAGAGGATGGTCTTGAAACCCTTACATGGAGCGACCTTCTTTCTGAGGCTAAACGCCAATGGCAAGAATTTTTAGACCACCTAGTCGAACGTTCACCTAACGATAAGCGAATCCATGCGTTAATTAATTCTAAAACGCTGAAAGTCTCGGAAAGTGAAAAAACTCAAGAGTCAACGCAACAGGTGCATTAAGTTGCATGTTAATGCATCAGAAATATTGCTTGATAATTTTAAAGGCGTGCCAGTAATGGCGCGCCTTTATATCATTAACGCAACTGCATTAAAACCGACCTGTAAAGCGGGTAGGCGAGGCGGGGAAAGCACTGCGCGCCAGCGTACTTTTGCGCATTTATTTTCGCAGCCTGAGCGCGTCGCTGTGCCGCGCAGGTTCGCGAGGGTGTCGGTGGGTGGTGCGGGGGTGTTTGAGGGCGTGGCGGGCTTCTGAGGCGGTCAGGCGTGGGGGGGGTAAGAAAAAGCCGCCCGGAGGCGGCGGAAATCAATCACTTTCGGTGTCGAGGGTGTAACTTTTGAACCGGATCACCTCCTGACCGGCCCAAGCGTTGACCTCGCGCATCCGGTCTTGTAGCGGGATGAGCTCGTTACGGACAAACACCTTTGCCACCTTCTCGATATCGCCGAGCGAACCGACGTTTTCTGGCTTGCCGCCCATCAGCTGGAACGGGATGCGGTGAGCGTCGAGAAGGTCGGCGGCGCTGACTTTTTTGATATTGAAGAAATCGTCTTTCGTTGCCACCTCACTGAGCGGCACAATTTTAATGCCGTCTGGTTTTCCGTGCGGTGCGTAGAAAAACAGATTTTTGAAGTTGCCGAGCCCCTTCGAACTGCGCATCGCATCGCGCAACGCCTCAACATCGGTACCGCTTTGCGCGGCGTCCGTCACATACATGATGTAACCCGCATGCGCCCCGTTCTGGTAATACTTGCGACGGAAGAGCGTCGCCGCTTCATTCAGCCAGGCGGAGTTTAGCGCGCTGAGATATTCCGGCATGCCGTACAGCTCCTGGTTGATGTCTGGCTCTAGCAGGTGGAATACGGATCCCGGCGCGAACGGGTGCGGCTGGTCAAATGACGGCACCCACCAGTAGACATCATCTTCAATACCACGCCGCGTGTATTTAGCCGGTGACGCTTCCAGCTTCAGCGGGCGACCGGTGACACTCTTTCGGAGCTCTAAAAACGCGTTGCCAAACACCAGAAAATCAAGCGCGAAGCGGCTGAAGTCCTGTTGTGACAGTAGCGGGTGCGGAATAAACGTTGAGGCCAGAATGTTGCGCTTAACGTAAATCGGCGAGCTGTGATGAACGGCGGCGCGCAGGCTTTTCGCCAGCCCGTTAAAGCTGACCGGCGGTTCGAACCAGCGGCCATTATTGACGCATTCCACGTAATCCAGAATATCGCGGCGGTCGAGCACGGCGCTCGGTTCACCAAAGGTAAACGCCTCCATTTTTTGGGGCGCGCTGTCTTTCATGTTGCGCGGACGCTTTTGTGGCTGTGGCTTGCGGCCTTTGTATTTACTCATCAGTTGAACTCCAGAATGGATGATGTTACCTGGCCGCTGCCAGCGGTAAGCGGTTCGTTTAACAGCGCGTGCATGGTCGCCCAGGCGACGTCCGCGTGACTGGCTTCCTCGGTGCGGCTGGCCTCATAGGTGGCGCTGCGTCCGCTGCTGGTCATGGTCTTACGGATTGCCATAAACGAGGTGGTGATGTCGGTGGCGCTGACGTCATATTCGAGACAGCCACGGCGGATAACGTCTTTTGCTTTCAGCACCATTGCGGTTTTCATTTCCGGCGTGTAGCGGATATCGCGGGCGGCGGGATAAAACGAGCGAACCAGCTGGAAGACGCCAATACCGAGGCCGGTCGCATCGATACCGATGTACTCGACGTTGTATTTTTCGGTGAGCTGGCGGATGGATTCGGCCTGAGTCGCGAAGTCCATACCTTTCCACTGATGGCGCTCCAGAATGCGAAACTTGCCCCCGGCGACAACCGGCGGTGCGAGCACCACACACCCGGCGCTGTCGCCGCTGTGCGAAGGGTCGTATCCCACCCAGACCGGGCGGGAGCCGAACGGGTTGTCGGCGAACGGCGCAAAGTCTTCCCACTCTTCCAGACTGTCGACCATGCAGCGTTGCAAATCCTCGAACGGGAACACCGACGCCTTGTCGTCAACGAACTCGCACATAAACAGATTGCGGAAGTCGTCGACGCTGTTTTCGCGCTTGAGTTGCTCCAGATTGAACAGCGTACAGCCCCCGGCGAGCGCATCCTCAATGGTGACAATCTGCCGCCACTGACCGTCAGGACACGCCACGCCAGCGGCGAGCGCATCATGACTGATATCGATGTCAACCCGCTCGCTGGCGCTGGCGCGGCCCCGGTTGAATAATTCCCCCGACCAGAACGGGTAAGCGCCGTGTGCCAGGGTGGAAGGTGTCGAAAAGTAGGTGCTGCGCAGGTGGCTTTGTGAGGCCATGCCCGACGACACTTTGCGCAGTTTCTGGAAGTTGGGGATCCAGAAAATTTCGTCGACATACAGGTCGCCGTTGTGGCTCTGCGCGGTGTTTGAGTTGGTGCCGAGAAAAATCAGCTTTGCGCCGTTGTTGCCTATGACAATCGGGTCGCCGGTCAGGTCGACATCGACCCGGCGGGCAAACTGAATGATGTACTCGCGGAATACATACGCCTGCGTCTTACTTGCTGACAGGAAAATCTGGTTATGGCCGGTTTTCAGCGCATGCAGCAGCGCCTCGCGGGAAAAGTAGAACGTCGCCCCAATCTGGCGCGATTTCAGAATGTCGCGAATACGGTGCTCAAGCCCGGCGCGGTGCCAGCGGAGCTGATACTCGAAAGACTCCGCGAAAAAAATCTCTTCCAGTTTCTCGATAGCCTCGTCGCTGAAAAAGTTCTTTGTCGGCTTTTTGCGGTCGCCTTTGTTGCGGTTGGCAACCTTTGGATTAAGGTCAACCTCATTTCCGGTCTGGCCATAGCGATTAATGCGTGCAAAGCGCTCCATCTGCCGGGCCAGAAAATCCGCCACCTTGAAATCGTGGGGCGTCAGGTTGGGCTTTGCGTAGAGCTGAATCAGCCTGGCCTCTAAGGTGCTTTCGACCCGGTTCAGCGGTGCCGTTTCGTCCCACTGGTCGCGCTGTTTCCAGCTCTGCACCGTCGGGCGTTTGGTCTGCAACATTTCGGCAATCTGCGGCACGGAAAACCCCTGCCAGTACAGTAAAGCCGCCTGGCGTCGCGGGTCGTTTAACAAAGTGGTGTCGGTGGTGATGGTCATGGATGCCTCGCCGTGATTGATACAGGGCAAGGCTAAAGAAACGGGTGATGCGAATCGCTAAGGTGCTGTTGTGTGAGGGATAAGCCATCCGGGACAGATGGCGGGTGGGCGGCGACGTCGGGAAACTAACCCCGACCCGTTAACCCGATATCAGGACTCCTGACAATGGCAAAAAAAGTTTCAAAATGGTTTCGCATCGGCGTCGAAGGCGATACCTGTGACGGCCGCGTTATCAGCGCGACGGATATTCAGGAAATGGCCGAGACCTTTGACCCCCGCGTCTACGGATGCCGCATTAACCTCGAACACCTGAAAGGCATCCTGCCGGATGGCCCGTTCAGCCGTTACGGCGATGTGGTTGAGCTGAAGTCTGAAAAGATTGACGACGATTCGGTACTGAAAGGCAAGCTGGCGCTGTTCGCCAAAATCACCCCGACCGATGATCTGATCGCAATGAATAAAAAATTGCAGAAGGTCTACACCTCAATGGAAATTCAGCCGAATTTCGCCAATAGCGGTAAATGCTACCTGGTTGGCTTGGCGGTGACCGATGACCCGGCCAGCCTCGGCACCGAATACCTCGAATTTTGCCGGGGTGCCAAATTTAACCCCCTCAACCGCTTCAAAGCCGAGCCGGGCAACCTGATTTCCGTCGCCACCCTCGCAGAGCTGGAGTTTGAAGACCAGGCGGAAAATGTCTTTACCGCCCTGAGCGACAAAGTGAAAGCGATCTTCAGCCGCAAACAGGCCAGCGATGACGCTCGTTTTCAGGATGTGCATGAGGCCGTGACGACCGTCAGTGAGCATGTGCAGGAAAACCTCACTGCCACTGAACAGCGTCTTGCCACGCTGGAAAACGCCTTTGCGACCCTGAAAAAGGACGTCACCACGAAGGCCGACCAGACCAGCCAGGCATTCAGCCAGTTAAAAACGTCGCTGGATCAAACCGAAAGCACCACGCAGCCACGCCGCAAGCTCTCCACCGGTGGCGGTGGCGATGAGCTGCTGACCGACTGCTAAACGGTCGTGAATTTATCGCCGGGCGACAGGCTTGCCCGGTCAGACAACCCGATTTAACCCAACAGGAAAGACTATGCGTCAGGAAACCCGTTTTAAATTCAATGCCTACCTGTCCCGCGTTGCCGAGCTGAACGGCATCGACACGGACGACGTGAGTAAAAAATTCAACGTCGAGCCGTCCGTCACGCAAACCATGATGAACACCGTGCAGATGTCCTCGGCCTTTTTGCAGAAAATTAATATCGTGCCGGTGGATGAGCTGAAGGGTGAAAAAATTGGCGTCGGCGTCAATGGCACCATCGCCAGCACCACGGACACCAACAGCGGCCAGGAGCGTAAAACAGCCGACTTTACCGCGCTGGAGTCCAACAAGTACGAGTGCGATCAGGTCAACTTTGACTTCCACTTCAAATATAAAAAGCTGGATTTGTGGGCGCGCTTCCAGGACTTCCAGCGCCGTATTCGCGATGCCATCATCCAGCGGCAGGCGCTCGATTTCATCATGGCCGGGTTCAACGGCGTTGAGCGCGCCGAAACCTCTGACCGTGCCACTCATCCGATGTTGCAGGATGTCGCCGTTGGCTGGCCGCAGAAATACCGCAATGAAGCGCCGACCCGCGTGATGAGCAAAATCGTCGACGAGGAAGGAAACGTCGTTTCCGCTGTTATCCGCGTGGGTAAAAACGGCGATTACGTTAACCTCGATGCGCTGGTCATGGATGCCACCGACAACCTGATTGACGAGATTTATCAGGAAGATTCGGAGCTCGTCGCAATTGTTGGCCGTAAGCTGCTGGCCGACAAATATTTCCCGATCGTTAACAAAGACCAGCCCAACAGCGAAGCGCTCGCGGCTGACATCATCATCAGCCAGAAACGCATCGGCAACCTGCCCGCCGTCCGTGTGCCGTACTTCCCGGCGAACGCGATTATGGTGACGCGTCTCGATAACCTGTCCATCTATTTCATGGATGAAAGTCACCGCCGCTCCATCATCGAAAACCCGAAACTCGACCAGGTGGAAAACTACGAATCGATGAACATCGATTACGTGGTCGAAACCTACGCCGCCGGGTGCTTCATTGAAAATATCAAGCTGGGCGATTTCTCTGCCGCGCAACCGGAGGGCTAACCGATGACGAGCCCCGCACAGCGTCACATGATGCGGGTCTCGGCCATTGAAACCGCGCAGCGGGAAAACAACCCGCTGCGGCATGCCACTGCCTACGAGCAGATGCTGGTTAAGCTGGCCGCAGACCAACGCACGTTAAAAGCCATCTTTGGTAAAGAGCTGAAAGCCACGAAAAAGCGCGAGCTGCTACCGTTCTATCTGCCGTGGGTCAGTGGCGTGCTGGAACAGGGCAAAGGTGCGCAGGATGACATCGTGATGACCGTCATGCTGTGGCGTCTCGATGTCGGCGATATCGGCGGCGCGATGGATATTGCCCGATACGCGTTTAAGTACGGTCTGACCATGCCAGGCAAACACCGCCGCCCGCCGCAGTACATGTTTACCGAAGAGGTGGCGCTCGCCGCCATGCGCGCCCATGCCGCCGGTGAACCGGTCGTCATCAGCCAGCTGCTCGACACGCTGGCGCTGACCGCCGCCGCCGATATGCCTGATGAAGTGCGCGCAAAACTGCACAAAATCACCGGCCAGGTGTTGCGGGATAACAAACAGCCCGCCGACGCGCTGGCCCACCTCAAGCGAGCGATGCAGCTCGATTGTCAGGCAGGCGTCAAAAAAGACATTGAACGGCTTGAGCGTGAGCTGAAGCCCAAACCGGCAACGGTCGTTAAAGCCCCGGCAAGAGCGCCGCGCGCCGTGAAAGCCACGGTACAGGCTAAACGTGGACGACCGAAAAAGACCGCCGGTTAACAGAATGCGCCCCGCGCCAGGGCGGCACGCCGGTCGATGAGGGTGTTTTACCTGACCTGAGACCGGCGTCCACCGCCCACCTATTCAGAGGTAGTCATGACGACGCTGATTATTAAAAAGAACGATGAGCCGCAGCCGGGTGGCGTGGTGGTCATCCCGCCGCCTGCCAGCGATGAGCCGGTGATAAAAAATACCTTTTTCTTTCCTGACATCGACCCGAAACGCGTGCGGGAAGGGATGCGCCTTGAGCAGACCGTCGCCCCGGCCCGGCTGCGTGAGGCCATCAAAACCGGCATCGCCGAAACAAATGCCGAGCTGTTTTTGTGGCGGGAACAGCAGATTGCCGGGGGTTTTAGCAAGCTGGCCGACGTGCCGGCTGACGATCTCGACGGCGAGAGCGTGCGCGTTTTCTATTACCTGCGCGCCGTCACATCAATGGCGACCGCCACGCTCTATGAGCGTTATCGCGGTGTGGATGCCAGCGCCAAAGGCGACAAGAAAGCCGACAGCATCGATACCACTGTCGACGAGCTGTGGCGGGACATGCGCTGGGCCGTATCACGCGTCCAGGACAAACCCCGCTGCATCGTGAGTCAAATCTGATGCAGGCCATCGCGCAACAGGGCGACACGCTCGACATGATTTGCGCCCGGTATTACGGGCGCACTGAGGGGGTATTCGAGTCGGTGCTCGCCGCAAATCCGGGGCTGGCCGAGCTCGGCGCAGTGCTGCCACATGGCACGGTGGTCGAACTGCCCGACGTCCAGTCATCCCCCGTAACTGAAACAATTAATCTGTGGGAGTAAACACATGACGGAAGGTGAAAAAAGCGTCCTGTCACTGTTTTTGATCGGCGTGCTGATTGTCGTCGGGAAAGTGCTGGCCGGTGGCGAGCCCATCACCGCCCGGCTTTTTATTGGCCGTATGCTGCTGGGCGGCTTTGTCTCGATGGTGGCCGGGGTGGCGCTGGTGCAGTTTCCCGACCTGCCGCCAGCCGCCGTGTGCGGATTTGGCTCGATGCTGGGTATCGCCGGTTATCAGGCGGTGGAGATTGCGATTCAGCGCAGGATTAAAAAAGGGGAAAGCGATGGCGGTCATTAAAACACACCCCAACGTCGCGGCATTTCTCGACACGCTGGCGTTTTCAGAGGGTACAGCGACGCACCCGCTGACGAAAAACAACGGGTACGACGTCATCGTCACCGGTATCGATGGTAAGCCGGAGGTTTTTACCGACTATCGCGATCACCCGTTTGCCGGTGGGCGCCCGGCGAAGGTCTTCAATCGTCGCGGGGAAAAATCCACGGCATCCGGGCGTTACCAGCAGCTTTACCTGTTCTGGCCGCATTACAAAAAGCAGCTCGCTTTGCCGGATTTCAGCCCGGCATCGCAGGACAGGCTTGCCATTCAGCTTATCCGTGAGCGCGGCGCGCTGGAAGATTTGCAGCAGGGGCGCATCGAGCGCGCGATTTCCCGCTGTCGCAATATCTGGGCTTCATTACCGGGGGCCGGGTACGGCCAGCGCGAGCACAGCCTCGACAAACTGGTCGCAGTGTGGAGCAAGGCCGGAGGTGTATCTGCATGAAAACAGTCATTATTCTGCTGGCGCTGGCCTGTGTGGGTCTGCTGTGGATGCGACACGATAACAGCAATTTGCGCGCCTCTTTTGAACGTGCGAACCGGGTCGCCGGTACGCAGAAAACCACGATCACCATGCTGAAAAATCAGCTCAACGTTGCCGCAGAGCAGTCGCAGCGCAAAGAGCTGGCGCAGGTCGCCATGAGGGACAAACTCACAGCGGCTAACCTGCTGGCCTTCCGGCGTGAACAAACCATCACGAGGTTACTCAATGAAAATGACGCGTTTCGCCGCTGGTATCGCGCTGATTTACCTGATGCTGTGCGCCGGTTGCACCAGCGCGCCGCCTGCACCAACGCCGCCGGTGATTGTTTACAACGCCTGCCCGAAGGTCAGCCCCTGCCCGATGCCAGGCAGCGACCCGGTGACTAATGGCGACCTGAGTGCGGATATACGCCAGCTCGAAAACGCTCTGAAGAGCTGCGCAATCCAGGTCGATATAGTTAAACAATGTCAGGATGAAATCGATGTTAAAGCCCAACAGTCTCCGAAAAGCCTTAACTGATGCGGTGCCGGTGTTGCGTACTAACCCCGATATGCTGCTCGTCTTTATCGACAATGGGAATAATGCGGCAACGCTGGCGCGCTCCCTGTCGTTTGAAAAGCGGTACACGCTCAACGTCGTGGTTAAGGATTTTACCGATGATATTGATCTGCTGTTTGTGCCGATTATGGCCTGGCTTCGCGTCAATCAACCGGACATCATGACAACCGATGAGGGCAGAAAAAAGGGCTTTATCTGGTATGCCGACATCAACAACGACAGCAGCCTCGATGTCAGCATCAGCCTGTTGCTGACCGAGCGCACGCTGGTCAAAGAGGTCGACGGCGCAATGTACGTTGAGAACATCCCGGAGCCGCCACCGCCGGAGACGGTGACGCGCCCTGTTGAGATGTGGAGTAATGGCGAACTGGTGAGTAAATGGGATGAATGACTTCAAACCCTTTGAGGACAAGCTCGCCGGGTTGATAGCGGCCCTTTCTCCTGCCGGGCGGCGTCGGATGACCGTCGACATTGCGAAGAAACTGCGCCAGCGGCAACAACAGCGCATTAAATCGCAGAAAGCGCCGGACGGTTCGCCCTTTGCCCCGCGTAAGCGCCCGCCCGTCAGGGCAAAGCAAGGCCGGATTAAGCGCGAGATGTTCGCGAAACTGCGTACAAACCGCTATATGAAAGCGAGCGGCGGCGATAGCGCGGCGGTGGTGGAATTTACCGGGAAAGTGCAGCGCATCGCCCGCGTGCATCAGCTCGGGCTCAAGGATAAACCATCACCAAAAAGCGCCGAAGTTGAATATCCACAACGTCAGCTTTTGGGCTTTACCGAGGACGACCGGCAACTTGTGGAAAGCGTCATTATCGATTTCCTCGCCGATTAACGTTGTGCCAGCCAGGGCAAAACGCCCGCAGATTGCCGCCGGAACACCCCGGCGGCATCCTTTCCCCTATGAATACTCTCGCATCTATCCAGGAACTCGCCCGCGCGATACGCAACATGATCCGCACCGGCATCGTCGTCGAAACTGACCTCGACGCCGGGCGCTGTCGCGTACAGACCGGCGGCATTTATACCGACTGGCTCCAGTGGCTGACGCACCGGGCCGGACGCTCGCGCACCTGGTGGGCTCCCTCTGTTGGTGAGCAGGTGATGATTCTGGCCGTGGGCGGTGAGCTCGATACCGCTTTTGTGTTGCCGGGTATTTATTCCGACGACAACCCTGCGCCGTCGGCCTCGGCGGATGCCTGGCACGTTGAGTTTCCCGACGGTGCCGTTATGAGTTATGAGCCGGAAACCGGCGCGCTGACCGTCACCGGCATTAAAACCGCCGATGTGACCGCATCCGATTCGGTTGCCGTCAGCGTGCCGGTGGTGCTGGTAAAAGCCGAGACCCGCGTCACCCTTGATACGCCGGAGGTGGTCTGTACCAACAAGCTCACGACCGGCACGCTGGAGGTGAAGCAAGGCGGCAAGATGTCCGGTGATATCGAGCACAGCGGCGGCTCATTCTCTTCTAACGGCAAGGTGCTCCACACCCATAGACACCCTGGCGACAGCGGCGGACAGACGGGGGAACCACTATGACAGCGCGTTATCTCGGCATGAACCGCACGACCGGTGAAAGCATTTCAGACGTTGACCATATCAGCCAGAGCATCGGGGATATTCTGCGCACGCCCGTCGGCTCCCGAGTCATGCGTCGTGAATACGGCTCGCTGTTGTCGCAGATGATTGACCAGCCTCAGACCCCGGCGCTTGAGCTGCAAATTATGGCGGCGTGCTACATGGCGATCCTGAAGTGGGAACCGCGCGTCAGGCTGACCAGCATCACCACAGCGCGGCAGTTTAACGGCCAGATGGTCGTCGACGTGACCGGCCAAATCACCGATACCGGCGAGAGCCTTTCCTTAACCATCCCTGTGAGTTGAACCTATGGCAGTTATCGACCTGAGCCAGCTCCCCGCGCCTGATGTGGTGGAAACGCTGGATTTTGAAGCCATCCTCGCCGAGCGCAAAGCGACGCTGATTTCACTGTACCCGGAAGACGAGCAGGAAGCGGTCGCCAGGACGCTGACGCTGGAGTCAGATCCACTGGTGAAATATCTGGAAGAGAATGCTTATCGGGAGGTGATTTTACGCCAGCGTATCAACGAGGCGGCAAAAGCCGGAATGGTGGCCTATGCCATCAAAAACGACCTTGACCAGCTCGCGGCAAATAATAACGTTGAGCGCCTGGTCATTACCCCCGCAGATGATACCCAAATCCCGCCGGTGGTGGCGGTCATGGAATCCGACAGCGATTTACGCCAGCGCATTCCGGCCGCATTTGAGGGCATGAGTGTTGCCGGGCCAACCGGTGCCTATGAATTTCACGCCCTGAGCGCCGATGGTCGTGTCGCGGATGCCTCGGCGAACAGCCCGGCCCCGGCTGAGGTTACTATTGCCGTGCTGTCGCGGGAAGGTGACGGCACGGCATCGGATGATTTATTGCTGGCTGTCAGTACCGCGTTGAATGATGAGAGCGTGCGCCCGGTAGGTGACCGCCTGACAGTCGTGTCGGCCGAGATTGTTAATTATTCGGTCGACGCAGTGTTGTACGTCTACCCCGGCCCGGCGACCGAGCCCATTCTTGCCGCCGCGAAAGCGCAGTTAACCGCCTATATCACCGAACAGCGCCGCCTCGGTCGTGACATTCGTATGTCTGCAATTTATGCCGCGCTGCATGTGCAGGGTGTCCAGCGCGTCGAACTGCGCGAGCCGCTGGCCGACGTCGTGCTCGATAAAACCCAGGCCGCGTACTGCACCGAAACCCGTGTCGCGATCGGGGGCTCTGATGAATAACTCGCTGATGGCGACCGGGTCGTCGGTGCTTGAACAAAGAGCCGCCGAAGCGTGTGCCGTCATCAGTGATTTATCTGTGCCGCTGCGTGATTTGTGGAACCCCTGGCGATGTCCCGTAAAGTTTCTGCCGTATCTGGCGTGGGCGTTTTCTGTCGACCGCTGGGAAGAAACCTGGTCAGAAGCAGAGAAACGCCAGGCGGTCAGTGATGCTTTCTGGATCCACCAACGCAAAGGCACCGTCGCCGCCGTCCGGCGTGTGATTGAAACGCTGGGCTACAGCATGACGCTCCAGGAATGGTGGGAGGTGGCCGACCCTGCCGGGACATTCCGGCTGGCGATTGAGCTCAATGATATCGGCATCACTGAGCAGATGATAAAAGAGCTTGAACGAATTATCGGCGACGCAAAACCAGTAAGCCGCCATATTTCACAATTAACTCTTTCCGTCGGTACGACAAGGGCGGCATTCATTGGCGCGGCGATTGTGGATGGTGAGGTGATAACAGTATATCCGGCGGGATATATACCGGATGACAGTCTTTATTACGACGGTTCCGCACTTTATGACGGAAATCATTATTTCAACCAGCCAGAAAATAAACCGGCCGAAACCATTCATTACGACGGCCGGGCGCATTATGACGGCAGCCATTATTACGGGGAGTAACTATGCCAGATATTATTGAAACAGGGAGATGGAGCGAGAAGATACCGCTTATTTCCCGCAGCGACAGGGTTGAGGGTGGCCGGTCGGGACTGGTTAATATTCAGACTGAAATTCTGGCTGACCGCACTCAATATCTGAGAAAGCAGCTGGATGAGACGAACGGATTATTAAAATCAGGCGAACTCCCTTTTTCAGGCGAAGCTGATGCGGTCGCTGCAATCGCCGCCGGGAAAATTCCGGAAGGGGCGTTATTCTCCATCCGTTCTGACGATCCTGCTGTATGGGTGGAAGAATACCGGAACCAGAGCGGGGAGCCGGTTTCCACGGGTAAAAAAATTCTGAGCAGTAAAGCCGTTACGTTAACCGTATTCCCGACGGATGCGGATCCGGATGGCACCATTGCGGGTATTGATGCCACGACCACCGGACAGGCATTCGTGGTTATCAGGGATAACAAAGAGTTTTTATATCGGAACGATAATGGCACTGCACTGAGTATCAGTGAGTCGGTGAGCACTGACGAATTTGACGCCGTCAAAGATGCCATGCAGAAAATATTACTGTCCTGCCACATTATCGCGGAAGCATTGGGCGGGCTGGATGGTGACAGTCAGTCTGTCCGCGACGCGGTCCTGAATCTGCATGTCTCGCAGCAGGTGCTTTCGTGCGCCGTGAATGAGCTGGGGGGATTGCCGGAGGCGGTGCAGGGGCTGCAACTGAATGCGTTGATGGCAGTTTCCACGCTGGGCAGCGCGTTGACACCGCTGGAAGGGTTCGAACCTGGCAGCAGTGACGATGGCGATTCTGACACTTCGCAACGCCTGCTTAATAATCTTTATAACCTGTCCATGCTGGCCGGGGCACTGGTGCCGCTGGACGGTTTCGATCCTGATGCGATTTCTGTTGAGGCCCGCGAAACGTACAGCGAGCAGTACACGTTTCCGAAGCCGGGCAATATTATTAAATTATTTGTCACGTCGCCGTCAGGTATTCCGGCCTCTAAAGGCGCGGGTGAATATTATACCACCGCTATGATTGATATTGATGGTGAAATACTGAATATCCCGTATTCATCTATTTCCGTGCAGGGGGATTCGTCCGCAGCCTACGCGAAAAAAAATCTCAATATCGGGTTATATATTGACGACAAATACGATGATTTATTTACGCTAAAAATTGGCGACTGCCTGCCGCACGATGAATGGGTGTTTAAGGCCAACTGGATTGACCACACAAACCTACGCAACCTGATGAGTTATCATCTGTGGGAACGAATGATGGCATCCCGCGACGGCTGGCCGAAACGTGATATCGATAATTATTACGTCGGAAAAACCGGGCTGGATGAAATGGATACGCGGGCAACGGGATACCCTGTCGGCTATCCCTGCGTCATGTATATCAATGGTGATTTCTACGGCACCGGGGCGCTGGCTATCGGCAAAAAGAAAGAAAATTATAATATTCCGAAAAATAAAGCCGAACAGATAATGATTATCATGGGGGGATGGAAGTCCATCACGACCATGCACGATAACGCTCAGGTTACCGATACGGATACCATAGAAATCAAAGCGCCGAAAACTGTTTCAGAGGAGACGCTGGGCTATCTGCAGGACTGGGACGCCTTTGCGAACCTGGCACAAGCCGATTTTACGGAACAGGCACCGGCGCATCTCGATACCCGCAATATTGTTGATTTTTATTTGTTGCTGGCCGCCATCGGTGCGACAGACCTCTTTGCCGGTGATAAGGCCAAAAACGCGATTTTTTATACCTGGGACGGGACAAAGTGGTATTTCGGGCCGTATGACCTCGATACCACTTACGGGTTGCATTACAACGGCACGCAGATTAGTTATGCCGCTGATTCAGCACCGAAAACCGACGGCGGTACGTTCTGGAAAAAAATACTGGTCACGTATGCTGACGAGCTGGCCGCCCGTTACGCCGAACTCCGCGATAAAGATATTTTCAGCGTGAATTGCCTCTATGACATTGCCGCCGGACTGTCCGCGAAATATACCCACGAACTGGATAAAGCGGAAATCAATAAATGGCCGACTAAACCGTCGCTAACCGTCACGAGTCGCGATCAGATATTCAGCTGGTTTAACGACCGTCTGGCGTATCTCGACAATAAATTTAATTACACCCGATAAGGAAACAAAATGACGACGATTTTAATTAAAGATGCGCTCCGCCAGTCGGTGGAGGCCGCCAGCGGCGGGTTACAGACGGTGCTTTATACGGCAAAAGGCCAGCCGTCGTTTATGAATATTATTGAGAAATTCGACCTGTCGGTTATTGACCCGACCCTGAGCGGGACACATCCGGCATTTATTATCAATGGCGTCGAAGTGAGCCGGATTTTGGTCGGCACCTACACGGCGTCGTTAATCAACGGCGAGCTGCTGTCTCTGCCTAACCGTCAGCCGTCAACTCCTTCACTGGCGGCAGCAGTGACGGCAGCGCGTGCGGGTGGGGATGGTTTTCACGTCATGACCAATGCGGAGTGGTCTGCGGTTCAGATGCAGTGTTACGCGCTGGGATTCAACCCTAAAGGAAATAACTATTACGGGCGGGATGTGACCGACAGCACACAATACGGACGCAGGGTGGATGGGGTCAGCGCCGCAGCCGGTATCGCAACCGGCACGCCGACAATTTACACAGGCTCTGGCCCGGTGTCATTCCGGCACAATAACGCGTACAACGGTATCAGCGATGTGAACGGAAACGTCAACCTGCTGACGCCAGATGTCCGTCTGTGCGGTGCCACTGGTGAGCTGCATATTTTTATCAACAACAATGCTGCAATGCGTTCTGCCGATTTGTCAGCTACTTCGGCGGGCTGGAAGGCAATCAATGCGGTCACCGGTGAGTTAATGGACCTTTCATACACTGGCACCCCAGGCGTGGATTTTGTTTCGAATCTGGCGAACAGCGTGAAGATACTCAATGTATCAGCGGTGGGTAATAACTACACGCTCACCGCCACTGACGGCGCTGCGTTTTCATCCATGGCCAATGCTGGCGCGATCCCGGTTTCGGCAACGGCGTTGGCGGTACTGAAAAAGTACGGCCTTTATCCGCTGGTAGCCGATGCCGCCAAGCTGGGCAGCGACAAAATTGTGATTTCCGCCACCCCCGCAGCGGCTGCGACCGAACGCATGTTGCGTCGCCAGGGCACCTACTCGGATGGTCCGTCTGCCGGTGTCTGGATGGCTGCTTTTAACGGTGTTCGTGCTGCGAGCGGAGTATCGGGGTTTCGTGTGGCGTATTACGCATAAAAAACGGGAGGAAATATGAGCCTGATTATGGTTAACAATAACCTATCGGAAGAAGTACATCTGGTGAAGGTGGAGAACGGCGTAGCCACGGCCACGGAGAAACTGAGCGGGGCCAGCGTATCAGCGGAGGAAATGGAAACCCTGTTTCCCGGATTCGCCGACGCAATTACCGCGGCCCAGGATACTGCCGAACTGCTGGGGACGCTGGGGTCACTGAATGAGCGTTTTATCTGGGCGCAGGTGTCTGGCTCCTTACAGTAATGTGAATAGAACCGCCATGGATGGCGGGTGGATATTCTGAAGAGAAAATAAGGGGGGAGGCGTGAGCGGAAAATATATCGCCATTTTAACCGCATACGGCGCATCCAGATTCGCCCAGGCGGCGCAGTCCGGTGACCGGGTCGATTTTGCTGAAATGGCTGTGGGCGATGGTGGCGGTACAGTGCCAGAGCCTGACGCGTTAAGCACCGGACTGGTTAATGAGGTTTATCGCGCGTCGCTGAATCGCGTTGTTATCGCTGACCAGGCCGCAAATGTGATCCGCACGGAAATGATTATGCTACCGCAGGTGGGCGGATTCTGGTTGCGTGAAGCGGCGTTGTATGACGGATCCGGGCAGTGCCTGGCGGTTGCCAGCCTGCCACCATCGTATAAACCCATGCTGGCAGAGGGATCGGGGAGGCTCCAGGCCGTTAATATATGGCTTGCGGTCAGCAGTACCGTCAGTGTGGAGCTGAAAGCCGATCCATCAGTCATACTGGCGTCAGTCGCTGAGGTCAATAAAGCCAAAGATGAGGCTAAGGACTATACCGACCAGGTGGCCGGAGACCTGGACGAAAGTATTCAGCGGGCTATCGCTGCCGCCATCACCGACGCAAAGCGTGACTTTTGGGAAGATGACAACCCGATCGGCACGGTCAGATTTTACAGCCAGAATGTCAATCCTAATGACCTGTATCCGTGGTCAGAGTGGGTCTACACCGGCGAAAACAAAACGATCCGCGTGGCGAAAGCAGATGGCTCGAACGTCGGGACGACCGGCGGTAGCGATACCGTCACGCTCCAGCGGGATAACTTGCCCGCTGTACAGATTGAAGTTAGCGGCGAAACCAGCGAGCTACCCGAGCAGACGCTGACCACCACGAGAGACGGCGAACATAATCATGGCGGCGTGGCTGGCAGGGATGACCCCTGGGAAATTGGCGGTGATGTAAGGCAGTTCTTTAACCCGAAAGAGTGGGGCGTGACAGATAACGCCGGAGAGCATGATCACGAAGTCACAGTACCGGCGCACAAACACACGACCAGCGGCAAAACTGCCAACCTCGGCGAGGGTCAATCGTTCAGCGTGGTTGAAGCTCACACACTGCTGATGTGCTGGAGCCGCGTTGCCTGACCTGTGACGGTCATTCCTGTTGTATCGTCCCTGTTACAGCGGGGATGACTCGTCACCCCTTCTCCCACGATTGAAAATAATGCTCACCCTTAACCACGGAGTTAAACGGATGAGCGATTTTCATCACGGCGTCCAGGTTGTCGAGATTAACGACGGCACCCGCGTCATTTCCACCGTATCAACAGCGATTATCGGCATGGTCTGTACGGCCAGCGATGCCGATGCCGCCACCTTCCCACTCAATAAGCCCGTACTGATTACCAGCGTGCAAAGCGCCATTGCGAAAGCGGGTACAAAAGGCACCCTGGCCGCATCCCTCCAGGCAATCGCCGACCAGTCGAAACCGGTCATTGTCGTTGTGCGCGTTGCCGAAGGTACCGGCGATGATGCCGAAGCGCAGACTATTTCCAACATCATCGGCGGCACCGACGAAAGCGGCAATTACACCGGGCTGAAAGCGCTGCTCACGGCGGAGGCCGTCACCGGCGTTAAACCGCGCATCCTCGGCGTGCCGGGTCTCGATTCCCTCGAGGTGGCGACCGCGCTCGCGCCGATTTGCCAGAAGCTGCGCGCCTTTGGCTATGTCAGCGCCTGGGATTGCCAGAACATTTCCGAGGCGATGCTCTATCGCGAGAATTTCAGCCAGCGTGAGCTGATGGTTATCTGGCCCGATTTTCTGGCATGGGATACCACGGCGAACGCGACTGAAACCGCCTGGGCGACTGCCCGCGCGCTGGGCCTGCGCGCCAAAATCGACCAGGACACCGGCTGGCATAAAACCCTGTCAAACGTTGGCGTGAATGGCGTCACCGGCATCAGCGCGTCGGTCTTCTGGGATTTGCAGGAATCCGGCACCGATGCCGACCTGCTTAACGAGGCTGGCGTCACCACGCTGATTCGCAAAGACGGGTTTCGATTTTGGGGTAACCGCTGCTGTTCAGATGACCCCCAGTTCCTGTTTGAGAACTACACCCGCACCGCGCAGGTTATCGCCGACACAATGGCCGCTGGTCATATGTGGGCTGTCGACAAACCCATCACCGCCACCCTGATTCGGGACATCGTTGCGGGTATCAATGCGAAATTCCGCGAGATGAAAACGGCGGGCTACATCGTCGATGCGACCTGCTGGTTTGATGAATCGGCCAACGACGCGGCGACCCTCAAAGCCGGGAAACTGTATATCGATTATGACTATACGCCGGTTCCCCCTCTCGAAAACCTGACGCTACGCCAGCGCATTACCGATAAATACCTGGCGAATCTGGTGTCATCGGTTAACAGCAATTAAGGAGCCCTGACCAATGGCAATGCCACGCAAGCTCAAATACCTGAACACGTTTCTGGATGGCGTCAGCTATCTCGGCGTTATCGAGTCCGTCACCCTGCCAAAGCTGACCCGTAAGCTGGAAAACTACCGGGGCGGCGGGATGTCAGGCTCGGCCCCTGTCGATTTCGGCCTCGACGATGACGCGCTGGCGATGGAGATTTCCCTCGGCGGCTTCCCTGATGATGCGATCTGGTCGCTATACGGTGCCGTCGGTACCGGGACGCTACTGCGCTATGCAGGCTCTTACCAGCGGGACGATACCGGCGAAACCGTGGCGGTGGAAGTTGAGACCCGTTTCAAGGTGAAGGAAGTCGATAACGGCGAGAGCAAACAGGGCGAGGATACCAGCAGCAAGTTATCGCTGGTCTGCACGTACTACAAGCTGACCATGAACGGTAAAGAGCTGGTAGAAATCGACGTCCTCAACATGATTGAGAAGGTGAACGGTGTCGACCGACTCGATCAGCATCGCCGCAATATCGGCCTGTAATTTTTCCCCGGCCAGCATGCCTGGCCGGTTAATCCCGAATCCGTAAACAGCGAGAAAATCATGAGCAAAGAAAACATCGTCACCCTGGAAAACCCCATCAAACGCGGCGAGCAGGTCATCGAAAAAATCACCCTGATGAAACCCAACGCCGGAACCCTGCGCGGTGTCAGCCTGGCCGACGTTGCGCGCTCTGAAGTGGATGCCCTGATTAAAGTGCTGCCGCGTATGACCAGCCCGTCTCTTACCGAGTCGGATGTCGTCATGATGGATTTACCCGATTTGATGGCGCTGGCAACAAAGGTGATCGGTTTTTTGTCGCCGAATTTGGCGGATTAAATTTCCCGAAAGATATGTCGGTCGATGACCTGATGGCGGATATCGCGGTGATTTTTCACTGGCCGCCATCAGAGTTATATCCCATGAGCCTGACCGAGCTCACCACCTGGCGCGAAAAGGCGCTACAGCGAAGCGGAAACACGAATGAGTAACGACGTTAAATTGCAGGTATTACTCAAGGCTGTTGACCAGGCGACCCGCCCGTTTAAATCCATCCAGACAGCGAGCAAAACGCTGTCTGGTGATATCCGGGACACTCAAAAATCACTGCGTGAACTGAACGGCCAGGCCTCCCGTATTGACGGGTTTCGCAAGGCAAGCGCGCAACTCGCCGTTACCGGTCAGGAGCTGAAGAAAGCGAAGCAGGAAGCTGCCGCGCTGGCGATCCAGTTTAGAAATACTGAACAGCCGACGCGCGCACAAGCGCAGGCAATGGATGCCGCCCGCAAAAGCGCCGCCGCGCTCCAGCTCAAACACAACAGCTTGCGGCAAGCCGTACAACGCCATAGGCAGGAACTCAGCCAGGCGGGAATTAATACCCGCACCCTGGCGGCAGACGAGCGCCGGTTAAAAACCAGCATCAGCGAAACGACGGTGCAGCTCAATCGCCAGCGTGAAGCGCTGGCGCGCGTCAGCGCTCAACAGGCAAAGCTCAACGCGGTTAAGCAGCGATATCAGGCAGGTAAAGAGCTGGCCGGAAACGCTGCCGCAATGGGTGCCGCCGGTGTCGGTATGGCGACGACCGGCACGCTGGCCGGTGTTGCACTGATGAAACCGGGTTATGATTTTGCGCAGAAAAATTCCGAGTTACAGGCTGTACTCGGTGTGGCGAAAGACTCCGCAGAAATGACGGCTTTGCGAAAACAAGCCCGACTGCTGGGCGACAATACTGCCGCCTCTGCCGATGATGCTGCCGGAGCTCAGATTATCATCGCGAAAGCGGGCGGCGATGCGGCAGCAATCCAGGCTGCGACCCCCGTCACGCTGAATATGGCGCTCGCTAACCGGCGGACGATGGAAGAGAACGCACAGCTTTTGCTCGGTACCAAAAACGCTTTCCAGCTTTCAAATGACCGGGTAGCCCATATCGGCGATGTGCTTTCAGCAACGATGAATAAATCAGCGGCCGATTTTCAGGGATTAAGCGACGCCTTAACCTATCTGGCCCCAGTTGCCAAAGCTGCGGGAGTAAGCCTCGAAGAAGCCGCCGCCATGACGGGTGTGCTTCATGATAACAATATCACGGGATCGATGGCCGGTACCGGGAGCAGCGCTGTCGTCAGCCGGTTACAGGCCCCAACAGGTAAGGCATGGGCGGCATTAAAAGAGCTGGGGGTTAAGACGGCAGATAGCAAGGGCAACATGCGGCCCGTATTTACCATTCTGAAAGAAATCCAGGCCAGTTTTAAAAAGAATAAGCTCGGAACAAGTCAGACAGGCGAATACCTGAAAACGATATTCGGCGAGGAAGCGCTGAAATCGTCTAATGCCCTGTTAGACGCTGCGGCCAGCGGGAAACTCGATAAGCTGACAGCGGCATTTAAAGCCTCGGACGGCAAGACCGAGGAGCTGGTTAAAGTCATGCAGGATAACCTCGGCGGCGACTTCAAAGAGTTTCAGTCTGCGTATGAGGCTGTTGGCACAGACCTGTTTGACCAGCAGGAATCCTCATTACGCAAACTGGTGCAGACTGCGACCGGTTACGTGCTCAAACTTGATAAGTGGATCCAGCGAAATAAAGAGCTCGCGCAGACGCTTGGGGTGATTACCGCCGTGGCGCTTGGCGTGGTGGGTATGATTGGGGCCATTGGGCTGATTGCCTGGCCGGTTATAACGGGAGTTAATGCCATCATCGCCGTTGCGACGGCGCTCGGTACCGTATTTACAACGGTGGCCGGAGGCATCATTACCGCTATTGGCGCGATTTCCTGGCCGGTTGTCGCTGTTGTGGCCGCGATTGTCGCCGGGGCATTGCTCATCCGTAAATATTGGGAGCCCATCAGCGCATTTTTCGGCGGAGTGATTGAAGGGATGCGGGCCGCATTTGCGCCAGTAGCTGAACTGTTTGCGCCGCTTAAACCGATGTTTGACTGGCTGGGCGGAAAACTGAAAGCCGTGTGGGACTGGTTTAACAACCTGATTGCGCCGGTCAAGTCATCGCAGGAAACCTTAAACAGTTTTCGTGATGCCGGTGTGTTGTTCGGTAAACGGCTGGCGGATGCCTTAACGCTGCCGCTGACGGCATTTAATAAGCTGCGCAGCGGTATTGATTGGGTGCTTGAGAAACTCGGCATTATTAATAAAGAGTCCAGCACGCTTGACCAGACTGCCGCAAAAGCGAACGCAGCCACGCAGGGTAACTCTTATATTCCGGCAACCGGCACTTACGGTGGCTATCAGGCATATCAACCCGTCACCGCACCGGCGGGACGTTCTTATATAGACCAAAGTAAAAACGAATATCACATTGACGTTCAGGGGGGCGGCAGCGGTACGCAGCTCGATCGCCAGCTACAGGATGCGCTCGAAAAATTTGAGCGTGAAAAACGCGCCCGACAGCGTGCCAGCATGAACCACGACTGACAGGAGGTAACGAAAAATGATGCTTGCACTCGGCATGTTTGTTTTTATGCGCCAGACGTTGCCACACCAGACGATGCAACGCGATGCAGAATATCGGTGGCCGTCAAACTCCCGCGTAGGTAAGCGGGATTCTTTCCAGTATCTGGGGCCGGGGGATGAAAAAATTACCCTGGCCGGTGTGTTGTACCCTGAGCTCACCTATAGCGCGCGAAAAAATTTGATACTGATTTGAATTTCGTTTGATACCGGGTTAAAGCCGCGAAGAAAAGTTTTTTGATACCAAATTAAAAGCTTCCATGCTACGCCTTCAGTAATGATTAAAGGTCCTTGAGAGCCTCACCAAATCTTTGAATAGCCTCTGCAGGGGTTAACCCCAAATCAAAAGCATCAACCCAGTACCCCTTGTAAACGGGGTCTTTATTTTGCTCGGCGGCTAACGCGATAAGATCTAAAAACCAGGATTCAAAGGGAGGTACTACGTTTTCGTCTTGCATAAAGATAACCTCACACGGGGAGCAATGTTGCGTTAATGTTGCGTTTAAGACCATCCACACTCGTAAGTGTCAATGTGATAAGTGTCCCGTCGCTGTTTATAGAAAGAGATGCTACAGCCCCTGTCGCAGCCGGATCAGAACTGATATTCCCGGCGGGAATGGTATTGGGTAATGGGGTAATTTTGGCCACGCTGGTTTCGAAATTAATCGCACAGGGAATAAACGAAAAGTCTGTAGCTCCACTTAACTCGCGTCGCGATTCAATAAGAATCCGCCTGTACAGTGGAGTCTGAAACTGAGTGAACTGGTCGTGTTTTAACGAAAGCGTCAGCGTCGAAGCTGCGCCAGCTGCCAGAAATCCAGACTTGAAATCGGAGCAGTCGCGTCCAAATACATGTTTGGACAGACCAGCGTTAACCAGATCAGGGACACCTGCACAATTGCCAATAAGTTTGGTAGCGGAATTTTTTTCATGAATACCGCTAGTGACAAAGCCTGACAGGTCGGACCCTGAGGCCGACAGGACAGGAGTTCCACTACCAATAATAGAGACGCAGTATGATGGTGACAGAGTACCGCCCCCAGTATCCCCAACACCTGCACGAGTCTTAACGCCATTAATAATGATTTCACCAGAGTCGATGATGAGGAAGTTTGCAGAGTAATCAGAACCAACCGGCTCATTGGCGCCCGAGCGCCGGACAACAGCTCCGTTAACTGTCCAACTGGCATTTCCTGCTGCTACCACACCTGCCCGCCCAGCTCGATCTATCAATTCACCAATAATGACGTTTTCAACTGCGTTATAAGCATAAAAATTATCGCCTTCCGCCCACTCGCATCGCAATCCATTGAATGTATTGTTATTTGCCCCACTCAAAAGAGCGACATTCCTTTTATTTGCATTAGCGACACAGCCGATAATGCTGGAATCAATCAGGTTTCGAATGCCATCTCCATTACCGGAAATGGAACAACGTGTCGCGAACAGAGTCCCAACGTAGTAATACCATCCCAGACCATAAGCAAACCTGTAGATACCACACCCTTCAAAGCGGGTACCGTTAAACTGAGCCCCTGTGTTTTCTGAATAAAGCAATGACGACGTCAGATCACGGCCATCGAAGTTGATATCCCTGAAAACATGTCGCCCTGTTGAATAGAACGGGAATTTCTTGCCAGCGGCCACCCGAATCACGGTTCCAGAATTGTTAAAACTACTGTCATTAACGATTGTATATGGTCGGCGGTTAACGCCAGTGGACTGAAACCACAAAGGGATCGTTGCAGGGTCTATCCCGGCGACATAAACACCCTTCACTGGAGGCCAGAACAGGTCTGTCACTCCATCAGCAACAGCCTGTTTCAGGGCGTAATCCGCAACAACTTCAGCGCCTGTGATGGTGAGTAGCGATTCGCGATCTGCTGGCAGCAGATACTGAAAAATAGATGCGCGAACGATAAGGGAGATGGGCGAATATCCCATAAACACCTTAGATCCGCCCATCGCGGAAATCAGGTCAGTACGCAACCCGGCATCACCCAGAACCGGTATTGCTTTTGAAAGCTGATCAAAGGATGCCTTATCGGGAGGAATTCCTGCGGCCGCCAGCAGATTCAGTAACTCCGCCTGCACCGTATTAAACCAGTCAGCACCCGGCCAACTTATCCCGCCTTGCTCCTGACTTTCCCCAAACCAACGTGGAGAAATGGACTGCTGTTCTTTCGGCTCCGGCATCTCCGGGACGCCGCTGGTGTTGTCGAGATGGTACATGACGACTCCTTACGGCTGCTCAGGCCAGACAAAAAAGGTTGCTGTAGTGTCTACACGGCTCAAAGCGAGGCGATACTCTTCCCAGCGAGCCAGTTGCGCGGTTTCATCGTCAGTCGCCTGCCCGCTGCTGACAGCATAGCTGAGCAGTGAAATACGCTCGGATGCCGCAGACAGCAACTTAGCCTTCTGGCGGTCAGCCTGAGCGATAAGGTAAGCCCGCTCTGCCTCTTCATTTTTCACCCATGCAGAGCCATCCCACTCATCGAACTGACCCGGCATTTTGAGGGTATATCCGTCAGGAACGGGGCCGATCTCCAGTATTGTGATCGCCTCACGGGTTTCAGTATTCCAGGCAAGCTGGCCGCGCAGGTCTTTGAGGTAAATCCATTCAGTGCCGCTCCAGCGGGTGACGAACGTTGGCTTGTCCTCTGGCGGGGCCACGAACGTGCAGCCCTCCGGGAGGGTAAACCACGCGTCAGAAACGACGTGCTTCGTGCCGTTGCTCTCGTAATAAAGCTGACCGGTCTTATCTTCTACCTGCGTCCACTGGTCATCAGTGAACAGCAGAACATAACCGGCATCAGCGACCGGAGGTTCAGTGGTAATGGCCCATTCCGGCAGGAATTCACTCAGCGCGGAAATAACAAAGCCAGTGCCGTGAATATTCCAGTAGCGGGTCCCGCGAATATCGTCCACATATTCCCAGATGCCATTTTTAAATATACCGGTCTGGCCTTTATCCGGTTCACAAGGAATATGCGTGGTATTGACGGGCAGGCCCGTACCTGCCGGAATAGTCATAAAAACGGAACCGATATAAACACCATCGACATCGTACTGATAAAGCCAGATGGCCTGCGGACTTTGAGAGAATTCAAATGACATTACGCTAACCTCACGATGGCGTTAAAGGCGATATTTTTGACGGTGTTTTCGGTATTGCCGGTGCTGGCCACCGTGGCCGTGTGCGCATGGGGTCCGATATACACCGTATGATGATGCGCCGGGGCAGTACTGGTATTGCCGTAGGTTGTGTCTTTCTGGTTATCGGTGCCATGAGTGGTTTCCCGCCACGCTTCACCCGGCGCACCATCTCCGCCCTGGTGAAAGTGCTCGTTATCGTCGCTGGTCTGTTTGGTGCCGAGGTCGGTGCTGCTAATGGTCGCGTCGTGGGCGTGAAGCTTCACGCCATCGGCTTCGTAAGACAGCAGCGCACGCCCGGAGGCAGGCAAAAACTTGATAGTCTGGCCGCGCATATCCGGCAGAACGCCGGAGGGATACGCGACAGCCAGTCGCGGATACGCGGTTTTATCGAAGCTCTGCCCCAGGGACAGCATAAAGCCACTCGGCGCAGTCGCGCCCGGCCACGCAAACATAATCCCCGGAGGCAGCATGTAGTCCGAAGAGAAAATACGGATGGCCTGCGCAAACTGGTCAAGCTGCGATTTATCCGGCGTGATATTGGCCAGCGCCAGCACGTTCAGCATTTCCGCTTGAATAGCGTTAAACCAGTCCGCACCCGGATAGCTTGGCTGAATACCGTCGCCGCCTTCGGTAAACCAGCGACGCTCGCTAAATAATACCGGCTTGATGGCGGGCATATCAGGAACGGAGGAGGCATTATCCAGGTGATACATAATTAAACCTCGTAAAGAAAATCATAATCGTGACCGGCCAGCCGGTAACGACGTAAAAAACATTCCAGTATCTGCGCCTGCAGGCTGATTAACGGCGTCAGGACGTTGCTGATACTGCGAAAGCGGATCATCGGCATATCCGTGACCGTCACCTGCAGCAGGTAGCGGTATTTGTGCGAATAAATCGGATACATGATGTCGCGCATGACGTGATGCGGCAGGATTTCCGTCACCTGAATGGTGAAGCCCAGCGCATCCTTCACGGCCTGTTCAATCTGCCAGGTAGCCAGCCCGCCCTTGCGGTGATACTTCTCCACCACGGCGTCACGACGGCGGTCAAAGCCATCCGGGATGGCGTTGCAGTCCGGCAGACCGAGATAATCTTCCCAGTCGGCCAGCAACAGGTCGGTGGTCTCCGGGCGCATCTCGGTGACCAGCAAATCCGCGTTCACCTCCGCCAGCTGCAGGCGGGAACTGAAGCCCCGGAGCAGTGACGTCAGCGCCGCCGTCTGGTCGCGCGGCCATGCCTTACCGCGTGGCATCAGCTGCTGCAGGACGTCCTGCCAGTCCTCTACACGATGCGCCATGTGATTGCCCCCAGCGTCAGCAGCTCATAGTTCTCGCTGGCCTGATTGGTGGTGAGGTCCAGCTCGTAGTCGGTGACGCCCGTCGATGAGCCGATGGCCGTACGGATGGCGGAGAGCAGCAGTGTGTCGCCCGGAGAGACCGAACGGAACAGCGCCTGCAGGCTCAGGGTGACCGCAGAACGGATAGCCGCAGTGTCGGGGATGACGCGGATGGTCAGCGGCACCGGCTTGAGCGTCAGCGGGATAGGCCAGACCTCGATACCGCCGGGCTTGCCAACGTAAGTCCCGGTCGCCGGGTCCTGATGGCGGAACAGGTATTGCTGCATGGCTTCACGGTCGGTGCCGGTCGGGATAATGTCAGTGCGCTGGTCGTAGACCCACGCAAGGCCCACCGTACCCAGCCCGTGCCAGCAGTCAAAGGCCCATGCCCGGCTGATGCCCGGCAGTTCGGTGGCCCAGATAACGTAATCATGCAACGCGCCGCCGGTGGGCGGGTTACGTTTGCGGTACAGCAGGCGGGTCAGCAGCTCGGCCACGGACTCGACGTCCGCGCCGCCGGAGATACCGGCATCCGCCACCACGCCGTCACTGTTCACCCCGGCCACCGGAGAAATGAGGGTCAGGACGTCACCCGCAGTCAGGTTGCCACTGAGGCCCGTTTCGTCGGCCTGCACGGTGACGGTGATTTTGCCCGCTGACGGGTCGTTTGTGGCGGTGACGTGGTAGCGTATGCCGTCCTGCGTCTGCATCTCCGTATCGAGCGGCAGCGGTCGGGTGCCGGTGAAGGTGACCGGGCCGCTGGCATAGGATGCGGCCTTACGAATCACACCCTCATAGCGGGCGGTATCAATGATGGTTTCGTCGGCGGACTGCTCTGACGGGATAATCTGGTTTTTAATCCACGTCTGATAATCGTACACGTCGCGTAAAGCGCCGCTGAAAGCCGTATTTAGCGCACGTTCAACGCCGACAATCGGTAATTCCTGGTCGAGTTCAATCTCTAAATCCTGAATACCGGCGCGAATAAGCTGGCGGAGCGTCGGGACATTAAATGTAGCCATTTTCTACCGCCTCCCAGCGTTTCTTTATTTCGACGGTTAACTCGGTTTTATCCGGGCGGGTGAGAATAATGGTTAATGCCAGCCAGTTAATACGGGGAATAGTGGCAAAGACCTGCGCATTTCGCGCATAGCCGTAACGTAATAACGGTTGCATGGCCAGACGGGCGTAATTCTCCGCGCGGAGCCTGACCTCTTCGGTCAGCTTTTCACGGTCAATCAGCCAGAGCTTTGAGCCCCATTCAAAATCGCTGAAGGAATTACCGCACCAGCCGCGACGGTCATCGGTGCCGTCGGGTATTTCGTCGCTGGTATCGGCCCGAGCATCAGTAAACAGGCAGATATACACCAAAGAAACAAGGCCCTCGTCAAACGAAAGGCCATTGTGTTCAATCTCGATGTCGCCGCCAGCGGGCAGGTGCCAGTTTATTCTGATGGTCATAAGGGTTTAGTCGTGTTTTCACCGTCACCATCCTTATGAATATGGTCAAGGAAACTTTTTCCCTTAACCTGAATATCTTCACTGAAAGAAGTGGGGCCGGTGATATTTATCTGTTTACCGATAATGTCACAGCTCTCTTCGGCAACCACATTTACCGTCTTCCCTGTTATTTCAATCACACCATTCTTTTTCAGGCGAATAATATGGCCTTCCTGATGATAAAGAATAACGTCGCCTTCTTCGCCGCCACGGGGACGGCTCCCTTTATCCTCGACGGCGATGGCCACCAGACCGCCGCGACGTCCACCCACGGCGACAACTATCGCCTCTGAGCCCGCAGGCGGAACGCTGGAAAAGCCATAGTTCTGGAAGCGCTCGACGTCGTCATTGGTCTCATCGGCCAGCGACTGCACCTGCAGGTTCTGCCGACCGAGGCTGTCCGTCACGATACGAACCAGCGCCCGGTCCACCATCAGGCGCAGACGTCGGCCCAGTGCGGCGATAGAGCGGGAGAAATTAACGTCTTTCAGTCCCATGTCACCCCCACAGAAGTCTTTGACTTCTTCCCTTTACCTTTTGCCTTCTGCTCAGGCATATCCAGCGATTCAGGCGGAACCAGCGTCAGTACCGTCAGACGCCCCTGATCGCCTTCCATAAAGGACACTGTCTTAATCAGCCAGGTAACGTCGAGTTGCTGGATCTCGTCGGTCACTTTTACAAGGCGGTTCGTCTGCCATAGCGGACCGCTGGCGACGCTCTCACGCCAGCCTGCCACGGTAATTTCGGTCGTATTGGCTTCGCCCATCATCCGGGTTTTGTACCACTCCCCGCGAGCGCTGGCACCGCCGACGGTCAGGCTGTCCTCATTGACCAGAATCTTCGGACGATAGCGGGTGATCTCCGGGTCACTGACAACGGTCTGGCGTCCACCGACCATCTTCACCGGCTGGTCGTCCCACGTCGCACCGCCCGCACTGGCAGAGCCTTTGACGATGTACTGGCTGGCACGCTCACGCCAGCTGAAGCGACCACGGGCGGCCAGAATATTGTCACCGAGGGTGAGCGACACTCCCGCCCGCTGGGTAGAGGCGCGGGTGATGACCAGCCGCCCGTAAGCGTCTGAGGTCACCAGTACGCCGCGCTGTTTGGCCAGCCGGTCGAGCAGTTCAAAGCCGGTTTCGCCCTGTTCCAGGGTGATGCTGCCAAAGGCGTCGCCGGTGTCAGTCTCGTTAACCACCTCAATGCCGTAGGGTTTGCAGATGGTGGCCGCAAGCTGCTCCAGCTTCAGACCTTTCCACTGGCCGGACTTATCGACCACCGAGCTGTCTACCAGATCGCCGGTCTTGTCGCGCCCCATCACGCGCAGGGAGACGTTTTCCGAGTCATAGCTGGGAATGAAGTCGTCGATGTAGCCTGTCATGACGCGGTCGCTGCCGATGGAAACCGTGCAGGACTGGCCGGGCTTGATGGAGCGCGGCGCGGCAGCGGACCATCGGGCGGTGACGGTCAGATCAAACTCGCCCGCCACGGACTCCAGCGAGCGGTTGATGGTCATGTCCGTCCAGCCGCCCCAGACCTTGCCATCAACGTTCAGGGTTAACTCTTCAGTCATTGCTGATGATCTCAATCGTCTGTGAAGGCGTAATAAAGGAGGGATAGCGCAGCCGGTTGCGGGTCACCAGTTCGTCCCGGTTCTCAGCGTCGCCGGTCTCGCGGTAGGCCAGCAGCATCACCGGCACGGTCCGGACAGGCGTGACACGGCGTAGCTCCGGCAGCTGGATACTGCGGATGCGAACATCATTGACCACGGCGAACCGCAGCTCGCGAAGGGATCGCCACAGCTCACGTAGACCGCTTTCGACGGCTTCTGCGGCGGTCTCACCGAGACGCTCCGCCAGCTGGTCGCCGGTATTCTGTGCATCCTGGCCGGTCTCGAAGGTCGCGGTGGCCACCGCTTCAGCCTGAGCGACCAGCGTGGAGATAATGACCAGACGGCGGAAGTCGTCGATATTGGTCTCCATCGCCGCCGTGGTCTCCGGCGTCGATGCCGGTGTGACGCTGCTGGCAAAGCCGGTATCAGTATTCACGCTGATGTTATCGACAAGGGATTTGGTTGCAGACTGCGCCGCCCGGTCGCCTTCCCATTTGTCGCGCAGCTGGTCATAGACCCGCAGGGCGAACGGCGGCTCAGAGACGAGGTCTTTCATATCGCTGATGAGGTCGGTGATATCGCGGATCATTTCGCCCGGTGCTGCGGCGACAATACCGGCGAGGTCCTTAAACCGGTTGAGCCGATCCATCCATTCGCTGAGGGCATCCGGCAGGGTTGGCAGGCTGGTGACAAAGCCCTCCATATCCTCCAGCAGGGTGTCAACCATGCTGCCGACGCCATCGAGCGCCGCAAAATAGTCGCCGCTGGCCAGCGCCTCCTTGACCTTGTCCGCCGCGCTGAGTGTGGTGGCGCTGGTGTCTTCGGTCCCGGACGGGAACAACTGCTCGCCAGCCTCGTACACCTCAAAGGAAATGTAGACAATGCCGCCTTCTTCGGTGGATAGACGGTGTGTAACGCGGCCTACCTGAACCTTCTGAACGCCGAACCACGGATGCACCAGTTCACCGGGACCGGCAGTATTGAGTGCGGCCAGCAGGCGGTTCATCTGGTCGATGTAGTCGCTGCCGAGCAGGATCGCGTTAATCTGCTGCTGAGTCAGTACCGCGCCGTGGTCTTCCGTCCAGCCGACCTCTTTTTTGGGGTAGGCATGAGGGATAGCGCGGCGGCCGCCAGCGCCCTCGACGTCACGGAAAAAGAAAGGTACACCCCGGAACGAGGCATCACGGAGGTCTTCCCATTTTGCGGCCATCAGTCCTGCTCCACATTGCTGACGCCAGACTGGGCGCTCATTGTGACTCCGGGGGCGTTAACTTTGACGCTACTGACTCGAACACGATTATCTTCAACAATAACCTTTACTTCGCCCTGCAGTTGCTGAGGCAGGAACGGATAGCCGGGCTGGTTCTGGGGCTGCATTGAAGCCCACGGTGACGGGTTAGCAATCTGAGGATCGTTAGTTACTGAGACAAACCAGTTCCTGATTTCGTCCCACAACGCTGACATGTGCTCACGGTTCTGGTTACTCTCGGCGGCAAATGCTCTTTCCTCTGGGCTCGCATTATCGTTTTTCGAGATATCCTGCGTTAATCCACTGATGTTGTCATATGACTCATATCGCTGTTTCGCTTCGTCATAGAGGGTATATCCGACACCAGCAATACCGGCCATCTTGCCCAATCTTCCCAGCCAGCGGCCTGCGCGCCCCCATCGCCCATTACGCTCACCAAGCAGATCCCCTGCATCGCCGAGCGCATCGGAAATATCGTTGTCACCGCCACCGCCACCGCCACCGAGCCCGGCAGGCATGTTAACGACATAGACAGGCATGACACCTGAGCCAAATATGTCCGTAACTCCACCGGGGATCCCTTTGGGTTTTCCTCCACCAAATAAATCCCAGACACCTTTACCAAACTGAAAAGCCTTGCGTGCTGCAATTACTCCAGCGACGGCGATAGCAACGTTTTTACCCACCTCAAGCCAGTGCTGCACAGTCTCATGATCGACAGAATTCAGCGCATCAGCCAGATCCTGGATAGGTTCAGCAAGGTTTGATTCAGCGAAACGTTGCCATTCGTTATTTAACGACTGAAGAGCCGCATTAAATCCTTCTGCGTTGGTTTTTGCCGCCTTCTGTGTTGCACCATATTCAGCTGTGCCGTAAATCAATTCCTCCATAAGCTTCATGTTTTCAGGTTTTAACAATGCGTTAATACCCTGCATTCCCGTCTGATCGAATACATCCTGCAGCTTCAAGGGGTCATTTTTTGCGCGCTTGAGTATTTCTCTCATTAACTCAAACGGAAGCTTAAAGTCCTTTGTGCCTGGTTTGAAAACATCAATCCCCTGACGCTGAAGAAATTTAATGTTCTTCTTGTCTTGCAAGGATGCATACATCGCCTGAATACTGGTAACAACCTCGTCGGCGCTTCCTTTGGTTTTAGCGAAAACCTGTGCAAATGCTCCCATCTGGGCAATGGCAGTCGGCCCCTGCTCACCAATAATAGAAAAGAGTTTGGGAGCTACTTTCGCAATATCAGAGACACTTACTGAACCCACTGCGAACTGCTGATACAACTTATCCAGCATATTGCTGACATCATCTGCCCCTTTAACACCTTTCTCCCAGAACTGTGCCAGTAGTCCTGCGGCTGTCTGCCCATCAACACCAAAGGCCTGCATGGTGAGACCCAGATTTCTCATGTTCTCATCAAGAAATTTTTCATCGCCGGTTAAGCCGAGTAACTCACTAGCTCCCTGACCAAGGGCGGATGGATCAATTCTGATATCACTTTCGTTAGAAACCTCACGGATTTTTTCCCTTAATTTGCTTACCTGTTCTGCAGTTAACTGTGCATCCGTACCCATACGCCTCATCTGTGCATCAAAATCAGCAACATTTTTAACTGTCATACTGCTTCCAATGCCTGCAATCATAGTGGTGTATCGATTTCCCAGCGCATCAAGGCCGCGACCTGCAGCAACAGATGTCGCTTTAACAACCGACATCGCCCGCTGATTGGTGCGGGCGAACTCGGACATGTTGGCACCGTACTGGCGGGCTTTGGCGGTCAGGTTACCTGCCAGATTGATGAGTATTTCAGTGGTGAGGCGGTTTGCCATGTTGCTTCCTCAGCTGCTCTGTCAGGCGCAGCAGTTGCCGGAGAGGCAACTGCTGCAGGTAGGACATATCAAAACGTTGGGAAAGATTGACGATAAGGTTACTCAGCGCCGTCGCCAGCGGCACCAGGTCGCCCCCGTGACGCGGTCTCCGAAAGCAGGTCATCGAGGACAGCAGCTTTACTGCTGAGTAACTCCAGGTCCTCCGGGTGAAAGGCGTAGATTTGCTTCAGGGACAATGGCCCCGGAATCTCGCCCACAAAGGCAATCTGGCGCCGCAGCATACCCAGCCCCATCAGCACCTCAGAACAGTACGCCACCGCCTTGCCATTCTCCCCGATGACCACGCGCTCCGCCTCAAGCTGGGCGTCGATAACGTCTTTTGAGGTCAGCTCGCGAAAGGTCACTTCTTTGTAGCGGATCTCATCGTCAGTGCCTTTACCGGCGACGTAACCGTGTTTTAAGGTGATTTTCATCTCAGCCATGGCTTACACCTTCACCAGTTTTTCGCCAAGGAAGTTGGCGCTGATGGTGCCAGCGTCTTCATCCAGCGTGGCCGGTTCAGCGGTCGCCGCGCCGGTCATCATGTAGGTCAGACCATTATCGCCTTCAAACATGACGGTAACCCCCTCCCAGCCACTGATTTCAACCACATCGACATCCTCTGCAGCTGCGATGGTCATCTGGATCGAGGGACCCGCCATCTTGCCTGCCAGCCCCCAGACCTTGCCGCCGCCCATATGCTGGGTACGTGTTTTACCGCCCGGATTGAGGGTGGACTTACCTGTGGTTTTGATTTCGCGGCCATTAATACGGATGGCCGCCTGGCCCAGAATGCTCATAGTGACTCCTTAAAGTTTGAACTGGATGAGACCGGCCAGCACGCGCAACTGATTGACCAGGTTCGGGTGGCAGATGAAGTTCAGACGGTCTTTGTCGGCACCGTCGAGATACACATCCAGCGTGTCTTTATAGTCGTCGAAGTCCTCTACCAGACCCGCCGGGATCAGCTCAGTCAGCGCGATATCCAGCAGCTCGGCGCGGGCAATCTTCGGTGTCATCACCGGCTGACCCGGATCAAGCAGGTCGAGTACATCATCCCCGGCCAGCTTGTGACGCGGATAGCGGTTACTGAAGCGGTTTTTGATGACGTAGCGAATACGCCCCAGCGTGGCCGGAGACTGCACGTTGAGGTACGACGTATCGGCATCACCGTACTGATTGACACGGTACATCGTGATTTCGCGCTCGATGCAAACATTCCCGCCCGCGTCGACGTTATGGGTGGCGATGCCGTCATGCAGCAGCAGGTTGCGTTCAGGCATATCCCAGCGCACATCCTTCGCCGGAGGGAGGATACCTGGCAGCACCAGCGTCTGCAGCGGGCGGGCCGGATCGTTCGCAAGATAGTACGCCGCGATGCCGCCGTAGGATGCCGCCCACAGCCAGTGCGGTTGCGGTGCGATGTTGGTCCCGAGACAGGAGATGAGCCAGTCGTTGCGGGTTTCGCCAAAGGTTCCCGACTCGGCATGGGTCCCCCGGAACGCCGTCCAGAGCTGCGCCTCTATCATCTGGAGCGGACCCCAGCGCTCCAGCAACTCATCCCGGATGGCGTTCAGGCTCTGCGTGTCGTTATACGGGAACACGATATCGGTGTACCAGTCATCACCCAGCGCCGCGACAACTGCCGCAATATCCGGGGTGCCGGTGCCGCCGGTGAAAGCAGTCATGGCCACGGCAACGCCTGCCGGTGTCTGCTCGCCGGTGTAGTAGTTGAGACGAACGTCCATCGCATTGCCGGTCACGCCTTTCCAGTTGGTGGTCAGGGTGACTGACGTTGTTGATGCAGCTTTCAGCGCGGCGATAACCTGCGTGTCCGGAAGTTTGTTCACGGCGGTGATAATGGCTGTCGCGATAGTGTCGGCGGTATCGTCAGCACCGACACCCACCTGCACCGAGACTCCGTTCACCAGCAAAGCCAGCGTACCTGCAGTGGTAGCCGGACCGGTGACAGTCAACTCCGATTTCGCCGCAGCACCAGCAGCGATATCAGACAGGCCCATCGCCCATACTTCGGTGTAGCTGTTGGCTTTACGCAGGGTTTTGAGCATCCCGGCCAGCATGGAGCCTTTGCCGTAGAGCTGGTCAGCGGTGCCGTCGCTGGTGATGCGGTTTGACGTCAGAGCCGTTGCTGTACCGGTCACGCTTTGCTGGCCGATCGCAATAATTTTGCGGGACTGCGCCGGGGCGCTGTCGAGTGCCTGGGAGTTATCGATATCGATAATAACCAGCGGGACACGAAAATCATCAGGGATATTGCCTAGTGACATATCACTTCTCCTTAACTGCACGGGTCTGAGGGGAGGCAGCCGGAATATCAGCAATGATCACATCGCCTTCGGCTGCACGACGGTGCCACCATGCACTCATGGGGAGCGCTTCCCCTTCGGGGTTCAGGTGCTCGCCGCCGGGCTTGCGCACCTTCAGGCCCTCGCGGGCGGGCTTAATCTGTTTTTTCATCGTTACGGCTCTCTTACGTTAATAACGCCTTTAATGGGGTCGGTGCCGTCGCTGACCTGCAGCGTGGCCCCCAGTCGCAGGAAGTCCGGGAGGGTGGCAAGGTCGATCTCATCATCCAGGCGGAACTCCTGTTCCCACGTCACGGCCCACATGGTCAGACCCAGATCGTTCAGCCCGCCGGAATAGATATTGTCGGCGCTGACAGAGGTGGCCAGACGCTCGGCCTTCATACCGGTAGGGGCTCCGCGCTGGACAATTCGGCGCACCAGCTTTCCGACCAGCACCTCGCAGCGGGTATCGCGCGTATAGCCCCATGCATCGGTGGCCATGACGTACGCCGCCCAGGTGATATCGCCAACAGTGCCGCCAGCCTGAGCACGGATATTGCGCACGCGGAGTGCGGCCAGACGGATGCAACCATCACGATCCGTCAGGTAGGTTTTGACCTCAGCCGGGGTGCTGAACTGACCGATATGGCGCTCGATAACGCTGACGCGGTCAGGCTTGTTTTGCTGAGGTTCGTTCAGCAACTCCGGCTTCAGCCACGCCACGATGTTCTCAGCAGCGGAGACCGTGGAGCCGGCGGTCAGCAGGGACGGACGTTCATTACTCACGGTAATACCTCTTTCCAGAAGTCGCCGATGACGTACATCAGCTCATCGTCGTTTGCGGTGGACAGCCCGAGGTACTCGCGCTGTGGAATATCCATCATGCGATTATGGGAACCGACGGTCTGCCAGACCGGATGCTTCAGCGCCCGGCCAAACGCCTGATGAATGAGACGTTTGTGGGCGCTGACCGGGACGCTACCTGCAAAACCGTCCTGGTGAACGCCGCTGTAGCTGAGCGGCGAACCCACACGAACGCGGCCACGCTCGACGATGTACTGGATGCTGTCGAGCAGATCACCGTTACCCTCCAGCAGGCTCTGATTCCCGCTGCGGGTCTTGCGATAACCTTCTGACCACTCCTCCCAGCGCTCGCCAGCCGGTGAGGTTTTCTCGTTGCTGATGCGGCGGCGGGTCTGCGATTCCACGACAGCCCCGATGCTCTCCAGCAGCTCCTGCTGCAGCGAACTGTCGGACAGTTTCTCGATGGCCATGCGCATCTGCTGCAGCTTCTCAGCGCCGATAACCTCAACCGAAATCCCCATCACAGCACCCCTTTGAGGTTGTTGCGGGTGAGCAGGCGTTTGTTATCGCTGACAACAATCATCCTGCCGTTATCGGTCTCCGGGGCTGGTGTGTCGGTCGGCAGGCCGAGGTCGCGGGTGCCGTTCGACATCTCCTTCAGGGTCTGGACGGCACTGTCGTAGCGCTTCTGAATCAGGTCGGTGATCTGATTGTCACGCTCGGACAGCCAGTAAATGGCGATGGATACGGCTACCCGGTGCAGCGGTCGCGGAACGGTGGTGATGTTCAGCGGTAACTGGTAACGCTTTGACAGAAACGAGTTGATCTCCGCGTCGGCATCTTCGATGGCCGTGGTAATCTTCGTCTCGTCGAGCTGGTTCGTTGCCTTGTCGATGGCCATAGTCCAGACCAGCGACCCGTCCGCAGCCAGCAGGTCATCACGGGTAACGTAAATTCCCATCAGTCTTTCTCCGCCACCTGCAGAACCGGCACTACCGCCACCACCAGATGAGGCTCAGCCTTCAGGCGCTCGGCGGTTTCGTGGCTGATGAAACATTCCACCACCACATCACCCTCCAGCGCACTGGCCTCGTTATCGCCATCGGGATCGTCGCTGACAAACACATGCACCGGCTCGCGCGGCCAGAAGCGACCACAGCGGAAGAACCCGCGCTCATGTCTGGCGCGAACCTCCAGCACCACAACATCGTCGGTTGCTGGCACCGTTTTAGCGACAGTGCTGGCCTGACCACCTGCCGCCAGAACGACGTTCATTAATTCACGCTGAACGGTATTAAGGTGGTCAGCTGAAATGTGAACTGCAGGCGCAGAAATGCTGACGTTATCCCCGGTCAGGGTAATGACGTCATCAGATGACGGAGGCGCACCAGCATCGCCAGGCTTCAGGCTGACGGGGGATGAACCCACCGCAACGTAATGCCCTGGCAATGTGACTGACCGTTCAGCTCCCGGCAGGTCAGGTGCATCAACCTGTGCCACTTCCGGCGCTGGAACCTTGCCAGCGCGACCTTTAGTGCCTTGCTTACCCGTTGTTTTTTCTTTCGTTCCACTCACTGTTCCATCCTCTTTAAAGGTGGGTTACAGCGGGTTTAACGCCCGCTGTAACGGTATTAAAACGGAGACTGACTATTACGCCGGGGTAGTGATGAACGGGCTGTCGACGATTTCCACATCCTTGTAATAGATGTTGGAATTACCGCCATCGACCAGCATCGCGTCGATGATCTTCTTCGCTGCTGCGCGGTTGTTCGGACCGACGACCAGCGTGGTCGGGCGGATACCCAGCGGGTTACCGGAATCACGCTTCATCCCCTGCAGAACCTTCACCGCCGCCTCATAGTTGGCGACAGTCAGCGGTGCGCGGGACCCGCAGGCGGTCTGCCAGAAGCCAAAACCGACGTTGCAGCGGCCATCCACGCCATACAGGAACTCATTGTTCTTGAAGGTGTGGTCATTGCTGAGGTCATCCAGTGCCTGGAAATTGAAGGGACGGCGGTTCTGATAAAGGATCGGCTTGAGTACCTGGCTCTCATCAATCAGGAACCACGGCTCGCCGGTGTCGGTCGCGATATCGCCTACAACGTTGCTGTAGGTGCCGCCCGCCATCGGATGGTCAGTATCAAAGAAGTTCTGGCCGTCAAAGCACAGGGTTGTGAAACCGGCAACCAGCAACGGGAAGCTCAGCGTGTCCGGGAACTCGGCGACCTGCTGACCGAATGCCTGCGCAATCACGCTGTACTGACCAATCTGGTCGTCTTCGATATTTTCACGCTTGACCTTGATTGAGTTTTCCCAGGTCTTGTTGGCGATGGTGTAGCCGTACTGAGACAACTGCGCGAACTGGCGGGCGCCGACCCATTCTTTGATGGTCGGCAGGTCCGAGAGCCAGCCATAGGTATTGGACGCCGAACCGCTCGGCACTTCAGTAGCGATGCGCAGGTACTGCGGGGTTACACCCGCGAGACCTCGGGTGAAAGCAGCATTCAGGGACGTGGTGAGTGCGTGCAGGATTTCTGCTGACGGTGCTGGCATTGTTATTGCTCCTGTTTCGGTTTAGCAGCGAGGAACTCTTCCTGGCTGAGGCCCATGCTGCGGCACATCGCCAGTTCAGTTTCGGTCAGCGTGGTCTGCTGCCCCTTGTTCTCTTTACCTTTGGACGGGTCCTGATTGACCAGCGGCTGCGCAGTTTTCACGAACTCGGCAAACTGCTGACGGCCTTCTTCACTGCGGCAAAGGGCCAGATACATATCGCGGTTAGCGGGCGCGACTTTCCCGGCGGTCACGGCATCGTCAACCAGAGCAGTCGCCGCTTTCTCATCCAGCGTCTTCAGGCGTTCTTCCGCTGTCTGAGCGCGATTTAGCGCGAGCTGATACGTCTCCTGCGGAATAAACTTCGACAGGTCCGGGTTTTGAGCACGGTTCAGCGCGGTCTGCTCGCTGTTCTTGATGGTCTGGATAGCTGACACGGCGTCATCAATCGACGCAGTCGCAGCCAGTCCCAGCACCGTGGCAATCTGCACAGGTACAGTCATGGTGTTCTCCGAGTTAAGGGCGGGTAAATACAGGTTGGGTTTGTTGGTCAGGCCAGCGCTGGACAGATGCGAGACCTGACCGGTAGGGAAATGACGGAAAGCCGGGCTGTAATAGCGATACTTCTTACCGCGAACGAGCGCTTCGCCGTCAGGCGTCCACTCGATATGACCGTCAATGCTGCCGTCGGCGTTGACGCGCATGGCATCAATCCAGGCATAAGCCGGAGCTTCTTCACCTTTCGGGCCCAGCAGCTCGGTGGAATGTTCGGCATCAAACGGCAATGTCGGGTAACGAAAGGACGTGGCAATGATGGCCTGCGGATTGTCGTTTACCCACGTACGGCCATCCCGGCCAGTGAAGGTGCCCGCAGGGATCATCGGCAACCATTCCGGTAGTGGCGTGCTGGCATCCGACAGGTCTGGAAGCTCAAAGCACAGGGCCAGAAATTCGAGTTGTGTTGCAGGCTTTGGCATGGTGCTGTCCGTCGTTAAAGGTAACTGACGGACAGTGTCGGCGATGCGGGAGAAGAAAGTGGATTAACCGCTTTCCCTGTATATAAAGGAAGAGTGCCGGGCAAGCGCAGCGGGAATACCGTTCAAACCCCGTTCAAAAACGCCGTGGCGCGTTTAAGAAATTTTCAGAGAATCATCGTACCACAAATGCCGATAAAGTCTCTGAGGGCGTTTGAGGCGGGTTACCGCCTCGCTTAATTATCAGTGTCGAAGGCGTTTTGTTTCGCCGCCAGCTGGCGTTCAAGCTCTGCCTGACGCCGGGTGCCGGGGTTGTAGTCCCAGCCCGGGTCAATTCCCTCCGGCACCATCTCCTCTTCGCCGGTGCGCTTGTTAACCCACTTCACCCGTTTGACGGGCGGCGCTTCGGTGCGGACCGGGACGGTCTGGCGGATAATGTGCCCAGTCGGCTGACCGTTGTCATCGAGCTGTTGCACGTTGCGCGGTACGCCATTTTTCTGCAGCTGATCGTACTCGTATTTACTGACCTGACGGACCCCGCATTTGCACCCCCAGCCGTTGGGGCCGATATGCGTCTGCCAGAACGGGTCGTCAACGGGCAGACAGAGGTCCGCCCATTTCAGGTGCTCGGCGCGGTGCTCGCGTGATGGGCCCAGCGTGTAGAGCAGATACGGCATCGCGCGTTTGGTGCGCTCAATGCGTTCCCATTGCCCGGCGCTGCGGGCGGTGCGCATGTTGGTATCATAGATAGTGCGCAGACGACGATCGCTGCCTAGCTGCACCGGCTTTGTCTCACCTGTCAGCGGGTCATCCATCATCTGCTGTCCCCACCATCCACGCTTCACCAGCAGGGGTTTCAGCACCTCGCGGAACTCAGCGAACGACTGGCCGCTGGCCATTGCCTCATCAACCAGCGCTTTGACGTCAGAGAGCAGGTCAAGCTGCGTCATCTTCGCCACGGTGAAACCGATGCTATGCTCCTGTTTCCACACATCACGGTAATCGAAACCCGGCGTCAGCTTTTTCGACTTCAGCCAGGCGAGCGCCTCTTTGGGGATAATATCGGGAGCCTTAGCCATCGTTCGCATCTCCCAGTGTCCGCGCCTTAAAGCTCAGCATCGCCAGCTGCTCGACGAACGCTGCAGGCTCCAGTGTCTTCTGCAGGTCCGGCAGACGCGCCAGAAACTCCTCGAAACTCCCGACTTCCTGCGCCAGCTGCAGCACCGGACTGGTAAAGGCGTCGCCGGTCTGCTCCCAGTCCTTCAGCGCCTCGCTGGCCATCACGTCAATCTCGTCGTCCTGCGCACGGTTAAGGGCAAGTTGCTCGCGGTTCAGCGCCGGTGCGGGGCTGAAGGCAGAGAAACTGTTGGATGGCGAGAGAACGGCAGCGCCTTGCTCAGGCTCCGCCAGCCCGAACTTGTCCCGGACCTCGGATTCCTGCACCCGCAGACCACGATCAACCAGGGGGATAAGCGCATCGACAAACGCCTTGAGGTCCTCTGGCTCGCTGATAGCCAGCTTCACACGCGGGTACTTTTCCTGCGGACCGTAGTTGAACTGGATAAACGGACGTACCAGAAACTCATTAAGGGTGTTCTCCAGCTGACGGGCATCCCAGCGGGCAATATCCATACGCACCCGGTCATGCACGTCGGCCTGAGATCGCGAACTGCCGTCATCGGTGGTCATGGTCTGCCCCAGTACGGCCTTACTGGTCTGGGCGTCGCACCATTCGGCCATCTCTTTAAAGAGAGCGCCACCACCGTTACGGCTGGCCGTCTCCTGCATCTCAAGCTGCATACTCTGGGGGATAGCACACCCGGCATCGGAAGCGATGGAACTGATGGCGGCAATGAGGATCTTAATCTGCTCATCGGTGGCATTATTCCCGTACTTACCGACGACGATGGGAATGCCAAACTTCTCGGCAAATGCCCACCAGTCACGGACCGTGAAGGACTTCAGCATATACATCACCGCCACCAGACGGGCCAGACCGTTACGCAGTGGCAGGCCGGACTTGAGACGGGGGAAGTGGATAACATACTTACCCGGTGTCAGCGGGATACCATCAACCGGCTGCTCATCGGTCAGCAGACGGAACTGGCGCAGGGTCTCGCGGTCAGTTTTGAGGAAACGCGGGTCAACCCATTCATAGTCGCGGGGTTTCCAGCCATCGCGGGTGTCCCAGAGAATTTCGCAGACCCCCACGCCTTTGCCGAGTCCGTCAAGCAGGTCAAACAGCAGCTCAGGTATCTGCGGTTGTTCAATCAGATCGCGTACGGCATCAGCCAGCATCACATCATGCTCATCATCGCTTGCGGCTTCCACTGCCGGAGGAATACCGGCGACGGTCAGCTTGCGGGTACGTAATACACTGGAATAGTGCAGGTCACGTTCTTCCATCTCTTCGGCGAGGATAAAGTAGTCGCTGGCATTACCTTCCGCCACATTACGTAACACCCCGGCCAGTCTGGCCGGGGATAAAGTACTCGCCACGCTGATGCCCGGAGAGGGGCGCCTGATACTGACGCTCCCGGCCCGGGCCTCTGCTTGTTTCATATCCGATTCACTGACGGTGACCGGCTCACCCGTTGAGGGACTCAACAGGCTGCGGATGGCCCCGGTAAGTTTTTTTAACATCAGAGCAGTCCTCGCTGATTTTTAAGACCACGGGTGATGCGCAACTGACGGTGACTGTCGCGGTTGCGCTGCTGTTGGGGAGTGTTAAGCCGGTGCAGTTCGTAGCGCTGGCAGTCCTCTTTACTGGCGAGAAAGGCAAGGAAGATCGCATACGCGCTGTCGCCGTGACGCTTGTGGCCATCGCTGCCGGTGTTTTCCCGGTCATCAATTCCAGGTACCCCGCGCTGAACGACAATCTGCCCGAGGTCGCTGATGACGTCCTCATGCTTCGGCAGGACCAGTTCATCATCCTCAAACGCCGCCTTAAAGCGCGGCATGTTCTCGCGGTAATGAGCGACGGACGGCATGACCACCTCCACCTCAGCGCCATACTTCTCCGCCGCCTGTTCGGCCAGATAGTTACCGTTCCCCCGACCATCAAGCTTGATACCATCGCGGCGCGGTAGCCGGTCACAGATAAAGAACAACGCCTGCTCCTGCTGTTTGTAGGGAACGTTGGCCAGCTCGACCAGAAACGGCACGGTGCGTGTGGTGTCATCGTTGACGGTCATCGGCGCAAAAACGGTCAGGTGGCCCGACCGGGCAAAGTCCTCGCCGAGGCAGTGGCGGAGGTTCTGCGGGAGCGTGTTCAGCACGGGCAGCACCTCCTTATCCAGCCACTCCTGCATATCCAGTGCCCGAATGATTTCCGGCATGACATTAAACGCAGATGTACCGATGAAACGCAGAACGGGACCTGTTCCCCGTGCCGCACGCTCACGGATGGAACGGGCCAGATAGGTGCCGCCGCCGTTCTTCGGCTCACAGTAGTATTCTTCGCGGGCGTCTTCTTCGGTGGCAGTATCGCTGAGAAGATTCGCCAGCCACTCCGCTTCAGCATCCGGGGACCACGGCTTTTTCGTCACCTGGCAGATACGACGATACAGCCCTTCACTGATGGCCAGCTCGATATCAATCCGGTGAACGGAGTACCGTTTCTTGCCCGCGCGGCTGTCAGTGATGATGGTATTGAACAGGTTTTCGATGCCGTTATGGGTGGAGATCAAACGGACCTTAGACCCCCACATGGTGAGCGCCAGCGCCGCTTTCAGCACGGCAGCGAGGTCTTTCTGGAATGCCGCTTCGTCAATGATGACGTTACCCTGCATACCGCGCAGGTTAGAGGGGTTTGACGACAGCGCCTTGATTTTGAAGCCGCTGGCAAAGTTGATGACGTAAACCAGTATGTCCTTGTCGTCATCCTCCAGCGCTTCCTCGCCAATCGCGGAGGCCGCGAGATTATATGCCTTCGCCCACATGGCGCAGGCGTCAATAAACTCACGCGCCATGTCTTTGGTGGTGCCGACATAGAAGGTGTCGGTTCCTCCGGCTTCCGGTGACATTGACCCGCTGAGCGCCGCCTCGGCGGCTTCCGCCCACGTCAGGCCGGTACGACGGGATTTCTCGGCAATCTTGAGCTGGGACGTGTCCGCAATCCAGCGGCGCTGATACGGCAGCAGCACCTGATCCGCGTCGAACTCGCCCGCCAGAATGGCGCTGGCGGACTGATTACGTAACTGTTCCTGCGCTGACAATGGTCCGGCCATCATACGATCCCCAGAATCTGGCGACGGATATCAGCGGCGGTTTCCGCAGACAGCCCGGCACTTTTCGTGATTTTCTCCGCCTGCGCGGCGGCTTCTTCGGCGAAGGCCTGGCGGATCTCTTTCTCGCGTTTGTGGCTGGCCATCGCGGCGGCTTCCAGACGCTGAGCAACCAGCGCCAGCTGGCCGAGGGCCTTCGGCTCAACCGGGCCTTCTTCTTCAGCGAGTGACATCGACGTTTCGAATGCCAGCGTTTTCACAAACTCCATCAACAATTTGCCGACGTCAGACGTCGGCGCAGAACCCAGCTTTGCGGCCCAGATTTCGGCCATTTCGCGGGAGGCGCGAATTTTGGCTCCGAACTCTTCCATACGGCTGGCGTAGCGGTTCAGGCCCGTGCGGCTGAGCTTCATGTCTTCCGGTAGGTTGTGGCCGTCAATCAGTTCGTTGATAGCCTCGCGGATCTCTTCCTGGGTATGACGTTTCTCGCGCAGCATCTGGTGCAGCTGGTCGCGAACGCCATCCGGCAGCAGGTCGATTTTAGAGGGGCGACCACGGGTCGGGCGTTGTTCAGCAGTCACGGTCTCTCCCCAGCCGGTCGGCAAAGTCTTTGCGGGCGGATACAATATCTTTCTGCATCAGTTCCCACACACGGCGGACTTCTGGATCGGAATCCAGAAACGAATTGAGATAACTATCAGAAGCGTTGCGGTCATAGGGCTTGCCCGTTTTTTCTTCGACGAACTTCGCCACAACCTGCAGCTCAAGTTCAGCGCAGACAAACGCGGCAGCGAGCCGTCTGATGGCACTACGCGCTGCAGCAGGTAACGGTTTTTTCTTCGCCATGATTACCCCCTCGCGCGGGGCTTTTTCACCCCCGGAACCGTGGCCAGACCGCTGGCGACGTCATCACCGCGCCCGGTGATTTCAGCCACATAACAGCCGGAAACATCCGTCAGACTGACCAGACCCTGCTCACGCAACCACGCCAGATGTGTGCGCACGGTATCGCGGGAAACGCGATGACCATACGTCTGCAGGCACGTCTGCAGAATCGACTCGTTGGCGCTGTCGCCGCATTCGACAAGAGATCGCAAAATAACCAGGCGCTGGTCCTGGTCGAGAATGTCACGCATAGTCACCTCTTATTTTTCCTTCAGCTCATTTTCCAGAAGCAGATCGCTGACGTGTTTCACCTGGCGAATCGCCGGGCCCAGTTCGCGCAAATCGCCCCGCAGGTTGCTCATCTCCAGCTGCAGCTGGTGAAGGTCTTTCTGGCTGGGTAGCCCGGCGATAGTGTTCTCAATGCTCTGCAGTCGGGTACGCATCAGCTCCAGCTCCTCGCGTTTGACATAGGTTTTGGCCAGCAGGAGCTGAATGACGTTTACGGCAGACATAAACAACGCCCAGATGATCGCCCAGTTGCCCTTAATAATTTCCCAGCCCATGCTTCCCCCTGATATCTCTGATGGACTGACAGGTGACACAGGTCGCCACATACGGGAGCGCCTTAAGTCGAGCTGCCGGAATAGCCGCGCCGCAGTCGTTACAGAATCCGTAATTCTCCGGCAGCTCTTTAACCCGGTTTAAATGGTTGTTTAAGGCCCGTTCGCGCTCTTCCATTTCAAGGTCGCTTGCGCGATCAAATGCTTTGGTCATTTACCCACCATGACCTTGTGTTTGCTGGATTTGCTGTACCGGGCGAAACCGTCCAGCGTCCTGAAACCCAGATAGCCCAGCGCCGGGGTCGCCAGCATGAGCGCGATATCCCAGTCCGGTTCGGGCATGGAAAACGCATGACCAAAGGCACCGGCTACCGCGCCAGCCTGCTGGCCCAGCGACATGATCATCACGTAAGCAATACTGCTGTAGAGGGATAAGCGGGCCATCAGCGGGCGGGTCTGGCGGACATATTCGTCCGTGGCGTTATCGCCGTTACGGATGGTTTCCTGCTGTTCGTGGTGCGCAGCCTGCTGGTCGGCCATCTGCGCCTTGTCCCGCTCCAGCTGGAACTGCTGCAGCTGTACCTTGAGGCCCTCCAGTTGGACAAGCTGCTCGGGTGGTAGCTGCGCCAGCTTCTGCTCCAGAACACGCTGCTGGTCGGCGGGATTAATCGCGCCGTTGACTGTCTCGACAATGCTGGCCACCGAGTCAGCGGCTTTCGCTGTGGTACTGTCGCTGCCGAACCAGCCGCCTACGGTGCGAACCAGAGAAGGTCCGGCCTTCAGCAGGACGGAGGCAATAGTGGAAAGCGTTACAGGATCCAATTTATTACCTCCTTACGAACCAGCCAGGCATACAGAATGACAACGGTCAGACCAGCGAGAGGGTTAAGCAGCATGACGACAGGACTGGATGCGAAGACGGGGGCAAAGCCCAGAAGAAATGCCCCGAAAGCCCAGATCAGCCACGAGACACAACGCACCCATTTTCGGGCCGGGCTGTCAGGCTGACGTAAACGATAAGGCAGGTTGCCGAGCCAGATACTTGCCGCTATTAACAGGGCACCGGAGAACGTCAGCCACCAGACGACAAATGCCTGACGGCCATAGAAACAACAAACCAGCAGCGATAACCCGACGAGAGCGACCACAGACCAGCCGGACTGAAACACCCGGATCAACGCCTGAATCAGCCCGTCGGTATTCAACGATTTAAACATTATGTTTTTCCTTATATCGCTGGCACTGCCAGACGATGTCTCGTGTATCAACAGAGTCCCAGCCCCTGCGGTAATAACTTGCATGAGTGCCGTCGCAACCTTTGTAATCGAGTGGAACGGGTGGAGGACCACCGGCAACCCGGTGAAGCACCTCCTGACGGAGGCGGTCACGCCGCCCAGCGCGTAACGATGAATCCCAGCCCTTACCCATGCTCAGCTCCGGGGAACCGAGACCTGACCGCCAATGACCTCCTGACAGGCGTTCGCCAGTAAATCCAGGCGGTTAAACCAGCCGTTGAGGTACTTGCCCTGAGAGGCGTTGGATTTGATGATGTCGGCGTAATAACGGGAGCGGCGCAGGAAGCAGCGGGTCAGGAGCCATTCGGCATCTGCTGATGCTACTGCGGTGCGGGTTTTCTGACCGACAATGCCATCAGCGGTGACGCCGACCGCATCCTGCAGGAGCTGGATCGCTTTTTTAGCGCCATGCTGTACCGCAGAATCGAACACAAAAAGGGAGATGCCATCAGGCCACTCTGAGCAGTAGGAGGGATACCAGTAATCGCGGAAATAAATCTGCCCGGCCTGTTCTTCGGTCAGGTCCTTAATTCGGGTATCGGGTTTGCCGTCGCCATCGACGTCGGTTTTGCCATCCGCAAGACCGTCGCGTTTATCGGAAATGCCGTATTTGGTTTCGCCGCCTTTGTCGGTGGGGTCATTAACATAACCACCTTCGCGGGCGTGAATGAAAGCGAGTGCGTGTAAAAACACGGGGAAGAATGTTGTTGTCATGCCTGCACCTTTGGGATTGAGTCAATCTGACAAATCCCATTTTGTGACAGGCAAAAAAAAAGCCGGATTTACCGGCTTCATTTAATGAATTTAATTATGTTGTTTTTATTCCACAACTAAATGTTAACACCGAGTCGATAACGCGAGCAGATACATCATATGATTTCCCACCAACTTCGCCAGTAGCACGCAATACTCCTTTATCATCTTTTTCAGCGCTTAGCGCTTTTTGAAAAACAGAAAATACGGCATCAGAAGTAGCGACAGCTTTAGTGTCTATTACCGCGCTGGCCAGTTGATTGCACTGACTTAAAGCGAAGGCCGCCTCAATTTTTGGCTCCTTTCCTTCAGTTAAAACCATCACGCCAGCCTCACCCCTCCCTAAGCTCCAGATACTCTGGAATACTGCGTAATCTTTGCGGACAGTATAGATCTGAACTCCATCAATAACGTTGCCTTTCCCCCACTCGCTACTGTTGATAACATCATGTTTATCAAATTGGCTAATGAGTTTTTCATTTACAGTGGGGCTTTTATCTTTCGAAAAAAAGTATGTGTATCCACCACCCAAAATAACTGCAAGAATTAAGATGTTTGAGAATTTCATATGTCAGTCCTTGCCAAATAAGTCCAGTTGATACTTTCGCTGCTCAAGCCGTCGCATTCGCTTGATAGCTTTATACACCGTTTTGTAGGTCACCTGGTAGCGCTCAACCAGATCTGGAATGTTATTCCCCTTGAAATCACGCCAGATACGCATATCCCTGATGAGCTGCTCCAGCACCTGACCGCGAGGAAAATAAATCTGCATCCCACCGATTTTACTGCTGATGGCAGCGACCAGCTCAATAGAATGGCGCGGGTCATATCCAAAGCGTTCAAGCTCCTTACGCAATAAAGCATTCAGTTCTGCCAACAACGACGGAAAGCGGGAACTCTCCATCTCATCATCGATATGGTCCAGAATGCTGTCGTCCTGTACGTCACCAAAGAGATCGTCACTCATTTTATCCACCTTCTGGCTGCGTCAGCGTAAGCGCTGCAGATTGTGTCATAGTCCCGGCTTTCATCACCGGTGACCGGGTTTTCAGGGAGCCGGACGCGGTGTGCTAACATAGTCTCTTTCATCCCCCGGATGTGCCATTGCTTGAGGCTCTCAAGGAAATTCGCTTCGGCATCACCGCGCAACCATTCCAGGCTGGAGACGCCAGCGCCTCCATTACGGATACGGGTCTGGCGCTGGACAAAACGGTCGAGCGCAATATCGCTACCGTCCCGGATAAAACCCTCGTTAAACATCGTTTTCCATATCGCGCGGATTTTCAGGCTGACGTCAGACGGGGCAGACATGCGGCGCTTAGAGCGGCGCTGAGGTTTGCTTTTGAACCCCTTAGCCTCCAGCGCCTTGATGACATGCTGCAGCTCGTTGACCGTCATATCGCTGCAACTGGTTTTGCCAGGAACTGCCGTCCCCAGCAGGGCACGGTAAGTGTCATCGTCAAGGTGTAGATCACGCCTCGCGATATGGATTACCTTAATCATGGATGTGCGGCTCATGCTCGTACCTCCGAAGAATGGCGGTGCTGCAACACCGCCACCGTTGTTTAAATTAATAAGGAAATGAAAATGCCAGCCAATAACAAAGAAGTTCCGTTTGATATCGCAGCCTTCACTATGGCGGGGAATATACTTATTGCTCTGAACAAAAAAGGTATTCTCAGCCGGGACGAAGTCATCGATATCCTGCAACTGGCCCGCAACCAGGCACCCAGAGCCGACGAGATCCGCGAACATCACACAATCGATATCGACTGGCACCTGGATAACCTTAAAGCCACGCTGAAGGACTAATCCTCCGGGTTTTTCTTCCATAAACTGAAAACAGCAGCATACTCCCTGCCTGTAAGGATGACGGAGTCATCAAGCCCAAGCTCGCGACGCACGATCTTATCGCGGGCTTTTCTGTTATTTAGCGATACCTGGTCGTCAATTAATTTCACTTCACGCTGAATAATGCTCAGCATTTCATCTACCGAGATTTTGCTTTCTATCGCCATCTCGACAATTTCTCTTATACGAACCAGAAGCCCGTTATCAATATATGCATCTTCCCGAGAGATAACTGGATACTTATTTGCTTCAGACATTTTTCACCTCCGCTTGTATACGTTCGGCATACTGCTGTTCGCGCGTCATCTTCTGAGCAGCCTGCATCAGCAGACTGACGGCCATACGGGCGCGGGCGGCGGCATATCGATTGCTGGTTTGGGTATCGCGATACAGGGTCTCAGCCAGCCCCAGTTGTTCACTGGCTTCCTCCAGCAGCCCCAGAACAGACGGACCAAAGGGACTGACTGGCTGAGATTCCATGCCAACAATCTGCGCCAGCCGGTTCATTTTGCGATTTTTTTCATGGTCTATCATGGTTCCCATTCCGTTGTGGCGCAGTTGTTCAATCATGATCTCAACGTCCGCCGCTTCTTCTGCCACTTTGTCGCTGCCGGTCTTGTGATTAATAAAACGGACACAGGAAGCGGATAATTCGCTGGCTTCCTCCGCCAGTACCAGCACCTGAGAATCGAAGCCCCATTTAGCAAACGCAGCCTCAAAAATACCTTTCGTTTTCGGATTCATAATATGTCCCAACTGATTTTCGGCGTGAGCAACCCCACGGCGCTGACGCCGGAAATTAATCAAAGTTAATTAACGAATATTCAGAGTTTGGCTAAATCCAGCGATATCTGCTTATAAGTGCCATTATCCTGACGCTCATATAAACGCAGGTACTGGCTGGTTCCGGTGACCTGAATAGCATCGGCCACTGCGTCCATTGCTTCATTCCATTTGGTATCGTCAATATTCAGTGAGCGGAGGCCCAGAACCTGATTGATATCAATCCGACCCTGTTTATTGACGCGGAAGGCATGATCGACCATTGCCATAATCTTTTCATTAGCTCCGGCAGACCATTCATGAATGCAGTCATCAATCAGCTTTTTCGCTGCCTGAATGCGCTCATCAAAGATGCGATGCTCGCCTACGGCGCGAACCAACTTATAACGGCCATCAAAGCTGACCAGTGTGACATTGCCTTTGGCACCGCCATACTCCACGCCGTACTCCGCTGCTGAAAGGTCGATAAAGTCACCGATTTTCGCCATAGAACCGAGCTTGAACTCGACCAGCGACTGACGCTGCAGACGAGCCGCCTCAACGATGCCGAGCACCATTTCATCACGCAGTTTATCCAGTGGTTTAATCTGTGATTCAGGAACTAAATGCCCCTGAGCGTTAATCCGGTAACCTTCCGGGATGGTATTTAAAGTATTCATCAAAGCCTCGCTGAATTAATAGCATTCTGAAAAAACAATATTCGAAACAACCCGACGACTTAATTCCATCTTTTCGGCAATAACCGGAATGGTCAGACCCTCTTTATAAAGCTCGCGACAAAGATAAGCATCATGCGCGTCTGCTGGTTGAACAAGAACCGACAGGCCCCAGCGGTTAGCCTGAGACTGAATAGCCTGACGGGTGCGGTTAAGCCTGTCGGCAATCTGCTGTGACGTCAGCTTTCCGGCATTTTCACGAACGAACTGAATTTCCTGCTTAGTCCACATACGGCGCTTTTCCATACTTACCTCCAGATAACATGACAGCCTTCAAGGGTGGCCATCCACACGGAACGGGTACCGGTGGGGCAGCGTTCAATCAGATGATTAGCCCTGTTCACCAGTTCAGTCGGCGGACAGGTGATTTCCAGACACGGGCGGCGCATCCACACCCGCATCTCCGTAACACGACTACCGCGCGCCTGCAGCCATGCCTGCGCAGCGGTGGCCATACCAACATGCTCAGCAATCAGTTCGGTAATCATTACGTAACCCCCTGATTCTCATGCGAAGCACCCGGTAATAGAGATGCCAGAAAAAGCGGGCGCGGGTATTGCCTGCACCGAACACAAATCCCCGTTTCATGTCATCCCATAAATCCACGTCAAACTCAGCATGCAGGGCCCGAGCCCTGAATCGCTCGCCGCCGAGGTGCGCATACAGTGAATACCAGTCGATATAAATGGCTGCATTGCCGGTGCGGCTGATAAGCGCATAAATAAAAGGAACCACTTCACCGGTGCTGCCATTATTTTCCCGCATGCGCTGCAGGGCAGCGATTTCATTGAGTAATGTCATAGCTCTTACCCCCGCAATAACTTTGAAACATCAACATCCAGATTGAGATCGTTGTATGCCTTACGGATAAACGTCTCATTGAGCGGCTTTTTCGCGCCGTGAGCCGTCATGGCCGCGAGGCGAAGAGTATGGCTGAGGGTGCGCAGGGCTCCGGGTTTGGCGGCAATTTCCTGCAGCAACGTGCGCTCTTCTTCACTGGTGATATGCCACGCTTCAGCGACAGCAGACACATCGGCTTTTTTGGTCTTGTTGATGGCGACGCGTTTGGCAATACGCGAGAAAAGCCTGGCGAACTCGACGGTGCGGCTGACGCCGGTCATGTTGGAATAGACATTATGGTTCCCCATCAGCACGAGTCCCACGCAAGCCGACTCCTGCAGGAGACGCAGCTCCTCAAGTACCTCCATACCGAGGTGGTCAGCCTCATCAATAACTATCAGACCTTTTGTCCCCGAGAGACGGCGGCGAACGGTACGTACCAGCGGGCCCTTGTGGCGTGGTGCTTTATCGATACCCAGCGCCTCCGCCAGTTCGGTGATGCATTCAAGGATGCTGGCGCTGGAGGGCGAAGCGGTAATCATCCAGACATTATCGTTACGCAGGCAATATTCCCGCGCAGCCTCTGTTTTACCCACGCCGGGATTACCGCAGACAATGCTGATGCAGGTCATCTGGCGGGCATAACGCAGCGCTGTCCAGATCTGACTGGCGGTCTGGGTCTCAATGAACTCCGGCGTTTCAGGGAGTTCAGAAGCGTACTGCTGCTCTTCAATCCAGCGGGAAAGCGCACTTTCGACACGCTCGTTATCGCCAACATATTTTTCATTCATGAAGCCGCTAAGGGCACCGGATGACAGGCCGATTTCTTTTGCGATGGCAGCGAAACTGATACCTTTCTCTGCGGCAAGGTTGCGCAGAACCTCGCGAATATCGGTAATATTCACTTCAGACATAATTCACTCCATTATTTGAATTTATTTAAACGCCATTAAATGGCACTTTTACGCTCGTTTTTTTCCAGCATATCGAGGGCGTTATTGAGATATTCATCCTCGATATATTCCTCTTCTTCAGACACGACCTGCATAGCGGGCGTGCCCTTGATAACAGGGTGATAAATATTGCTGTGAACCCAGTCCGGGGCCACAGGTGCCGAGAGGGTATGCACGTTCTCGGCTTCGGCCAGACGGACCCGCTCCTCTCCACGTTCGCGCATCCCTTTGATACGCTGCTGTTTTTGCCAGTATTCCGCTGTGACAGGGAATGCAGCCTTCTTGTTGCCGTCCCAGAACGCTTCACAAATCAGCGAGCCATCCATGCGGCTCACAATAATCTTCGTGGCATCGTGGAGATCGTAATTGACCAGCACCTGACGGTTATGCTCATCCCGTAGTGCTTCGGAATAATAAAGGTTATTGAAAAGCCGAATCTCGCAGCGACTGACGGTGCGCTCAATCTGGGGCATGAACCCGTGACGCAGTTCGGCATCAGAAAGCCACTCAATCTCAGTTTTTTCTTTTTCAAGCTTGTACTTACGAAATTGAGCCGGGGTAAAATGCTCACCATTTCCTTTCAGCGGCAGCGCCTCATGAGGGCGATTGTTGTACCACTTGATCCCGGCTTCAATTTCCCCAATCAGCTCATTCCATGACGGAAATTCGCGCAGGGTCTGTTCCTGCTTAGCGGTCAGTTCGCGCCCCTTATCCACTGCGTTCAGCGCAGCAGTAAGGGATTTTGATACCCGGCGCACGGTACTTTTATCGGCCCCGGTGCCGTAATAGGTGGCAAACTGACGAGAAATACGCATCCCCAGCGTTTTGTTGAGGATTTCGATAATGCCGCGACCCTGCGGGTTCTCAGGAATACCCAGACGGTGATCAACACCCAGGCGGGGCAAAATACCGGTGATATTAGCGTCAAAGGTATTGTTGGTCTCGCCGCCACCGTTATCTGAATAATAAATATAAGGAACGCCGTTATTTCTGATCCCGTGACGCAGGGCATCAGCAACCGCAATAACGCTTTCTGACAGCGCCAGACTCCACCCGACAATGAAGCGGCAACTGCCGTCAAGGATGAACGTCACTTCCGGGGAGAAAGGTTTTCCGTGGTCAGGATGTGCAACCTTCATTTTCATACCGTGACCATCCCCGATCCAGACGTAGTTCACTGGCAGGCACAACCAGTCACGACGCACAAAACCCTCAAGCTGGCGGGCTTCACTGCCGGTGATCCGGCGATGCTGTTTCACCACTTCCGGCAGCTTATCCATCGCGTAGCGCACTGTGTTATAGGACGGAGCAGAGAAAAGCATCTCCGGCTGATCCGCATATCGCGTATACCAGCCCTTAATAAAATCGTCATATGCCTCAGCCATCGTCACACCATTGGGATTACGGTAATACGCCAGAAAATCGGGCAGCCAGGCGATTTCCTCCGGCTCCACGCGCTGACGCTTACCCGGCGCAAGGAGTACCAGACGCTCAGTTGACGTTCTGGCTTTTTTGAAATCAGCCATCCAGCGCTTGAGGGATATTTCGCTCAGGGTACGCGATGAACCTTTTTTGGCATTGGCCAACGTCACCTGTGTAGCCAGATGCTCAGGCAACTCGCCGTTGCGGGACTGCCGGACGATTTCCCTGATGGCTTTGGCGCAACTGAACCCTGGTATTTCACCCAACTTCAGGACTTCCGATACCAGCGCAATACGGGCATCAGCAGTCTTTTGCTGATCAGCAGTTAAGCCTGTGAGCTTTTGCTCCATCAGTACAGGGTGATCACGGTAAAGCGATAACCGGGAATTACTCTTTTCCATCACAGCGGAGCGTTCAGGAGAAGGTAACGCTGCATCCTGATTTTTCATCAACTCTTTAACCTGACGGTCACGTAATGCTTTCTGGGTAACCGGGGGAAGGCTGTCGATGTGGTACTCGAACGCCTTGCTTCCCTGACGCTTACGCACCAGAGCCTGATTATCTTTGACCAGTTTCCCCATCATGGCTCTGATGCCCTGTGGTGTTCCCGGCAAACCGGGAAGACCCACTAATTCATTCACCGTGGCAAACATGATCACAAATCCTTGTTGTAGCGGCTGGGCCAGATTGATGACGGCTCCAGATTGAGAGCATTCGCGATGATGCGCTCACCTTTAGGGTATGAACGAGCCAGAGCATTTTTCAGTGTGTCGGGACTTAACCCCGCACTGGTGGAAAGGCTGCGCATTGTCACGCCGCGCTTGTGAAGCTCGGCGACAATGTCAATGCGATGCCAGTCACGCACTTCATTTCTTTCCATAGTTCGTTTACTCTTAAAAGTTATCCGCTGGAATAATCCTGCGGGGTTATCCGTTGGAATAAGTATTGATCTACAAAAAGAAAACATCAAGCTTTCTTTTCTACATAAAAACAGTTTGTGATCTTTTAATAGATTATTCGTTAATAAACAGATGGTTATGGTGAATGGAAAATGGAGAATCAAAAAGAAAACAATTTTTCTTTTGAGCACAATGCAAAAGCAAGCATTCAGGACAGGTTGAGATATCTGTTTAAAGGGAGATCAATGAGGCAGGCATCCATTGATTGGGGACTCCCGTATTCTACTTTGAATAATTATTTTGCTAAAGGAGCAACTCCTGGTCTTGATGTAGTCATCAGAATCTCAGCATATGAAGGTGTATCTATTGGCTGGCTGGCAACCGGGATGAGTGACTGGGGAACAGGAAAGACTACAGATGCACTGGATATGTTGTATGGTGATGAATCCGCAAAACCCTCATACAGCAATAAGGAGCGTTTTGATGAAGAACCATCAGGACATCCCTACAAGCAAGAAGACGCCCTCTTACTTACATGGGGAGCTATTTTTGATGCACTTAATGCCAATGACAAGGCAAAGCTAATTAATATTTTTGTAACCTTTGGTGCTCAAGGAATTATACGAATGTTCAATAATTTCAATGAAGTAGATTCAGAATGGACTGAATTAACTACTGAGGAGAAAGAGCGTCTAATTAGACTAAATGAGCAACTGAAAAAAGGGTCACTTGAAGCAAGTGAAGATGTAGCCAAGCCAGGCCCGTCGAGTTCCAGTAAGAAGGCCAGTTGATGCGGTTTCTGATGTTTCAGTTTGTCGCGGTACATGCCAGCCGCATTTTACCGGCCTGATTTTTAGAAGTATGTTAGAATTGATTTTGAACGATGGTTTTTTAGTTTTAAAGTCTAGAAAATAGCAGTATCAAAAGTTTTGCCGATCGGCTTCATTTTCTTCAAATCGGTATCAAATCCAATTTTGTACCGAGCCCAGTAATCCCGCGAGTTTCCGCTTAATTCCTCATGTTCCCGGAAGTATCAAATCTCTTAGTTCTTCACACACCGGCGGAAAGTTGACGATGACGGCCATTCGTTTAATGGCTGACGAGGGGCGCGCCTGGCCGTTACTGGATGGTACCGGCACGATTTACGGTATGTACGTCATCAATAATATCAGCGAGACAGGAAGCCTGTTTTTTGCTGACGGAACGGCGCGCAAAATTGATTTTACGCTGACGCTCACCCGCGTGGATGAATCCCTTGCGGCGCTGTATGGCGATATCGGCGAACAGGCAAAATCACTGATTGGCAAGGCGGGAAATATGGCCTCATCAGTGTCCGGCATGGTGGGGATTAGCTGATGCTGGATATGCTGAATCTGAATGCGGGTGGCGAACTGACGCCCGATTTTATGCTGATGCTCGACAGCAAAGATATTACCGGCAACATCAGTAATCGGTTGATGAGTCTGACCATGACAGACAATCGCGGATTCGAGGCCGACCAGCTCGACATCGAGCTTGATGATGCTGACGGGCTGGTCGAGCTGCCGTTACGCGGTGCCGTACTGACGCTTTACCTCGGGTGGAAAGGCTTTGCGTTGATTGGTAAGGGAAGTTTTACCGTCGATGAGGTTGAACATCATGGCGCGCCAGATACAGTGACAATCCGCGCCCGTAGCGCCGATTTTCGGGGAACGCTTAACTCACGTCGGGAAGAGTCCTGGCATGACAAGACGCTCGGCGAGATCGTGGCAGCGATAGCGACACGTAACAAACTGACGTCGAGCGTTATACCGGAGCTGGCCGGAATAAAAATTCCGCATATCGACCAGTCACAGGAATCGGATGCCAAATTTTTGACACGGCTCGCCGAGCGAAACGGCGGTGAGGTTTCGGTAAAAGCGGGAAAGTTACTTTTCCTCAAAGCCGGTCGTGGGGTTACAGCCAGCGGAAAAGCCATTCCGCAGATAACGATCACCCGCAGCGATGGCGACCGCCATCAGTTTTCGATTGCTGACCGTGGGGCATATACCGGCGTTACGGCAAAATGGTTGCACACCAAAGACCCGAAACCACAAAAGCAAAAGGTTACGTTAAAACGCAAACCCAAAGAGCAGCATTTACGCGCGCTACAGCACCCCAAAGCCAAACCGGTAACGAAGAAAAAAACGGTGAAGGCGCCGGAAGCCAGGGAGGGCGAATACATGGTCGGCGAGGATGACAACGTGTTTGCCCTGACGACAATTTTTTCAACCAAAGCGCAGGCCATGCGAGCCGCCCAGGCAAAATGGGACAAACTGCAACGTGGGGTTGCTGAGTTTTCAATCAGGCTGGCGACGGGGCGAGCAGACCTTTACCCTGAGACGCCGGTGCAGGTTTCAGGCTTTAAGCGCGTCATAGACGAGCAACCGTGGACAATTACTAAGGTTATGCACTCTCTGAGTAATAGCGGATTTACGACGAGCCTAGAGCTTGAGGTTAGATTGTTGGATGTAGAGTACGGGACTGAAGGGGAGGAAGAATAA